AAAGTCACTAATAGTAAAAGTTCATTACTTGCAGCATTTTTTGAATTTTATCGTTTCTATGAATTGCTAGGTATAGAAATCGCTGCTATACTAATGACTTATTACAATTCAAAGGACGGTGTTCATATGTCATTCATCAATGACAATGGATCAATTTCAGATCCATACAGAAACTTTATTCATGTATCAAGATACTCTCGTTGGCTAGAAGAAAAGGGCCGCAGAGAAACTTGGGTGGAAACAGTAGATCGTTACATGGACTTTATGAAGAATCATCTTGTAAAGAACTATAACTATGATCCAAATGATATTAAGTTTTCACAGGTAAGAGATGCAATTCTTAATCACAAGGTTATGCCCTCCATGCGTGCTATGATGACCGCAGGGCCAGCATTAGAAAGAGACAATATCGCAGCATATAACTGCTCTTTTATTGCTGTAGATAGCCTCAGAGCCTTCGATGAGGCTATGTATATTCTTATGAACGGAACTGGAGTAGGATTCTCCGTGGAGCAAAAGTATGTCAGCAATCTTCCAGTAATTTCAGAGGAATTCTATCCAACAAACACAACAATTGTTGTTGAAGATAGCAAGTTGGGTTGGGCTAAGGCATATAAGGAACTAATTGGACTTCTTGTTACTGGACAGATTCCAGAATGGGACATGAGCAAGGTACGTCCAGCAGGAGCACGACTTAAGACATTTGGTGGTCGTGCATCAGGCCCAGAGCCACTTCATGATCTGTTTAATTTTACTGTTGAGCAATTCCAGATTGCTAAGGGCCGTCGCCTTAAGCCAATTGAGGCACACGATATTATGTGTAAGATTGGCGAGGTAGTTGTTGTTGGAGGAGTTCGTCGTTCAGCACTTATCTCACTCTCCAATCTTGATGATTTTGAGATGGCTAAGGCAAAGTCAGGACAATGGTGGGAGCAGGAGCCACAGCGTGCCCTTGCCAATAACTCAGCGGTATACAACGCAAAGCCAAACGTAGCACAATTCCTAAGAGAATGGAGAAACCTTTATGAATCAAAATCGGGGGAGCGAGGAATTTATAATATGGATTCTGTTCGTAAGCATATTGATCGTTTCGGGCGTCGTGATTCTTCTAGGGTAATGGGAACAAACCCCTGTGGAGAAATTCTTCTTCGTCCAAATCAATTCTGTAATCTAACTGAGGTAGTTATTGATGCCAATGATACTGTTGACGATCTATTTGAAAAGGTTCGTGTTGCAACAATTCTTGGAACTTGGCAGTCAACATTGAGCAACTTTAAGTACATCCGTAAGACTTGGAAGGATAATACTGAAGAGGAAAGACTTCTTGGCGTATCCCTAACAGGAATCTTTGGAAATAAGTTGACTGGAACTCTTCATAAGGATCTTGCAAACATGCTTGAGGAAATGCGTGGTTTAGCAGTATCTGTAAATATGGATGAGGCAGACACCTTGGGTATTGAGCACTCAGCATCAGTCACTACTGTTAAGCCATCTGGTACGGTGTCTCAGTTGACTGGAGTTTCTTCTGGAATTCACCCATGGTACTCAAAGCATTACATTCGCACTGTTCGTGCAGATAACAAAGATCCGCTAACTCAATTCCTCAAGGACTTTGGAGTTCCAAATGAACCAGATGTAATGAAGCCAGATGCTACAACGGTATTTTCATTCCCAATTGCTGCACCAAAGAACGCGGTAGTTACAGAAGATCTTTCTGCTATTGATCATCTTGAAATATGGAAGACATACCGAACACATTGGACAGAACATAATCCATCTGTGACAATCAATGTTAAGGAAGATGAGTGGGTAGACGTAGCCGCTTGGGTATACAACAACTTTGATCATATTGGAGGAGTTTCTTTCCTACCAGCATCAGAGCACTCTTACAAGCAGGCTCCATACCAGCCAATTTCTGAGCAAGAATACAAGGATGCTGTTGCTGCCATGCCAAAGAGCATTCCTTGGGCATCACTTCCTCTTTATGAAATAGAAGACTCTACAACAGGATCTCAAGAACTGGCATGTACTGCTGGCGCATGTGATATTGTTGATTTAGTTTCTGCATAATAGGTCGATGGGCAGGGGAGGGTAGTTGGTTGAGGACTACCCTCCTTTGCTATAATTAATTAGGAGATCTTAATGAGCGTTGTTTCAAATCTTTATGCAGCCAAACTTTATTCAGAACATCCTCTTGCCATTTGGCCCCTAGACGATGATGTTTCATACATATCTTTAATTACAGATCAGCAAAGAACTTTTGAAGCAGATTCTCCATATGCTGGATGGACAATTACTGGGGGAACAGCAAACGATAGCCTTCCTTTGCCAGATCAAGGATCACCATTTGATAGTGATATTTATGCGGGGATAGAGGGAAGTGTCCCCGCTGTTGATAATACAATGATTGAGGCAATAAGCCCAGCGCTATTCTCTTTTGATCAATGTAGTGAAGAGTTAGGAACATTTTCTGTTGGAATGTATTTATATCAGCAATCTGTATATGTAAACTACTACGAATTTGGATATAAGTATTATGATAACTTTTTGTCAAACTGGGTAGAGGTTCTTGAAACAGTTGATGCTACTCCAATAGAACAGTGGATTAGACTTGAGGCAACATTCAATATTGAAGAGTTTGATACAGACGACTGCTACCTTATTGTCCGCGCTAATGTTGATACTGGAGGTCTATCTGGAGATTACAACTTTATAATAAATGGTCTTACTGTTGGTCAATGGTCAGAAATCAGTTCGTCACAGAGCCTTGGAGCAACTACAGAAGCAGCGCCAGTATCTTCTGGAATTGTAAACGATGTTGTTCCAGCAGATCAGTATGGAATTCTTGAAGACAACGGATATTATGTAGTTGAAAATGGAAAACTTTTAGCAAAAAATGAAGGAATTCCAATGGTCTTTGGATCAAGTAATGTTACAAAAATATATCCTTCATCAGATGAAACTGCTTCGTTTATATTTCCTGGAAAAACTATGCTTTCTGAGGACGGAAGATATAAAGACTTCACCCTTGAGTTTTGGCTAAAGATAAGACCAACGACAAAAGAATCAAGAAAGATAATTGGACCACTAGATTCTGAAGATGGATTATATGTAACAGAAGGATTTATAGCCCTTGTTATTGACGGAAAATTTACTGCTCACAATATCTCTGAATGGTATAGACCAATGATTGTTCATATATCTTTAAGAGAAGAAACAGTATCTCTCTTTATCAATGGTGAGCAGGTCGGTCAAATAACAATTGATAGAGAAAACATGGAATTACAAGACAGCGATTGGTTCGGAGTCTATAGTTATTCAGATATAAATGTAATGGAGATTGACTGTATATCAATATTCCCATATTCTATTCCATCTATCATTGCTAAGAAAAGATTTGTGTGGGGACAAGGAACAGATCCAATAGAAATTGTTAATGATTCCTTTAATGGAGAAGAGGCAGTTATTAGTTTTGCAAATGCAAATTATACTGCAAACAGAATATATCCAGATAAAGAAAGATGGGATGCTGGATACTATAACAATCTTGTTGCAACAACATCATCTATTTCTGTTCCGCAATATTCTTTACCAGATGTATATTTAAGTGGTAGAGATATAAAAGAATGGTATGAAGATAATAAACTAGTTAATGATGCAGAATATCCCTTAGGAGATCATCCAAAATTTATTACGTTTAGGCCAAATCTAAATGCTGGTTCATGGGAGCCTGTTGGTGGAACAAACTGGACAGAACAATGCTACATAAACTTTACATCACTAACATTCCTATCAAATCCACTAAGTGCAATTTATGGAATTTTTGAGGTAGAAGAAGAGGTATTAGAATCAAGGCCTCTTATAAAAATTGTTAATGGAATAAATGGAAAGGTATTTGAGGTTGCAATTGATGGATATGATGTTACATACGTTTTTGATGGAACAGAATTAGACGGAACAGGGTTTACTGTAACAAATAGTCACTTTGCTGTCGGTTTCCACATCCCTACCCTATCAAATGCATTTAATTATGAACTTGCATCATTCTTTGGATCTCCAGAAGTTCTTCAGATGTATGTCGGTGGAGATGGGACAACAACCTTTGAAGGCAAAATATATAGAGTGGGATTTTCTGATCAACTAAACTATGGAGAAATCGAAGATCAGTTTGACAATGAAACTGGAATTGTAGATTACACTAGTGATGAACTTCTTGAAGCACATTATGCATCCTATACGCTGTCTCCATTCTTCAGATACAATCAATTCTTTTTAGACATTTCAGTTTCTTCTCAGTGGGAAGAGTATTTTCCACTATCATCTTTTGCTTCATACATATCTCAAAGAAACGGATCAAGATTTTATGATCTTGATTACTTGCAAATAAATTTTGGATACCCATCTCTAATTGAAATAGTTGAAACTATTATTGATAATCCAAACTGGGTATATCAAGAGTTACTTGAAGAATATGCTTATCCAATTCAAAAAAGTTATGCAATTTTAGATAACTCAGCGCTTACTGGATACACAGACTATGCAGACCTTGCAGAAAATACTACAGTAGTATTTGAAATTGATACATCTGGATCATCCTTGGATGCATTTGTTACGTTCCAACTTTTAGCAGAGGGAGCAGATGAGCCTCTTACAAGTTTTACAAATCTTAAAGAGTTAACAGATTCCTATACAATATATGCAGATGAGGAAAATACAAATCTTGATCCATTTAAAGCATATAAGACAAAGTTTAGAATAGTAGACGGAACAGTAATATATCCACCAAAAACAATTAACTTTAAAAATGTGGCTATTGTTGTTCATTTTGTTATTCAACAAGATGGAATTATCAGCAACCCACTTAGAGTTAGGAATCTTGAAATTACGTCTAAGGCACTCAATGAGAGTTCCCTCACGCCCATTGGAACAAAGTCTGGTATGCAGATTTATCCATATACAAAGACTGGAATATATTACAGCGGAAAGTCAAAGAATCCTGTTATGATTGGAAAGGACAATCTTCCATATCTATATCTCACAGAAAAGGGCGGCATAAAGGTTTTACAAACTGATCAAGATAAAGAATACGGAATTATTGTTCCAATAAATGCTGCAAAGAGTTCTAACTACATTCTTGGTGCTGCACAGTTATTTATGAAGTATGATATTTTCAATACCCCCGTGGTAGAGTTCCCAGTATTCTCATTGACACATCAAGATGGATTTATTGAGTTTACAGTAGAGCCAGATATTAATGCTAATAGATTTAAGATTGCAGCAAGAAATGGAATTACAAAACAAGAGTATAGTGGAATAACATTTTATCAAAACGGTATACCAGTAAAGAATCCATACGTTATGAAAAACCAGTGGAATGTTATAGGCTTTACATTTGACTCTCCTCTAGATATGTCTAACTTCACTGGATCTATAAATCTTTTGTATGGTGCTTCATATGACAACGTTTCATTCTTTAAGACCAGTGGACTTAATGAGTTTAGTATTGTAATTCCAAGACCATGGAGCAGCGTCTTATTTGATGCAGATATTGATCCAATAAACAACCTTGATTGGCAGTATTGGTATGATGAAAATGGAGTGCTTACCATTCCAAATGAATGGAGAGATGTTTATATTCTTGATGAAGCAACCGTATTTTCTACAACTCCATCAAACATCTATTCCTCATATGTAGGAACAAATATTGTTGTGATGGATGATAATACTGGAATTTCGATTGCAGAGGATGACTTTAGCATGTATGCAGACGCAACATGGCTAAAAGTTGTTGATAAACCAGTATAGTCTGCTATAATTTAACCATGAGCAATACAAGAAAGCCAAAAATTGGCAAGTCTAAGGCCACAGTCATTCATAAGAACTCCGACTGGGGACTTTACTTCTGGAAACTTCCAAGTGGACACCTTTTTCATGACGGACAAGGAAACCTCCTTAATATTCCCGCAATGAAGCACGACCTCGCCAAGATTGCAGAACTTAGAAAGGCTGCTGCCCATTATGGACAACCAGAAGGAACCCCATGGTTTTATCCTGGAATTAAGAGAGCATCTGAAGAAACATATTCTGAGCAGGTAGATAGAATGAAGAATGGTCTAATTCCTAACCTTAATGATATGGGAGCCGTATACGATGCTCAGCAAACTCTAAGAAAGTATGGCGACGAAGGATGACAGAAAGACAAGAAATTGTCATCAGATACTCTGATGAAATTGATGCAGAAAATGAATTTTCTTCACAAGATCCATTTAATAAATCTTGGGAGGAAATCAAGGATATGCGTGGGCTAAATGTCAATTTCAAAAGAAGAACAAGTCGTGCAGAAAATAAGATAGAGAAGGCAATTTCTAATATTCCTACAAATAGGATGGGCCAAGTTACTGGAGTATATGCTCAGACTGCTCATGTAAGAGCCTCTGGAATTGACAATACTGAATCAAAGCAGTTAAACCCAGGAGAAGTTTTTAGAAATGGTTACGGTGTTTTTGATGTAATTACTCCACCATACAACCTATATGAACTTGCTAGTTTTTATGATACAAACTTTGCGAATCACGCAGCCATTGATGCCAAGGTAGCAAATACCGTTGGCCTTGGATATTATTTTGATACTGCTCCAGACGTTGTTATGCGAATGGAAAACATGGAAAACGAAAGCGCCATGCTCAAGGCTAAGAGAAGGCTAGAGCGTATCAAGGGTGACGCAATGGAATGGCTAGAAAGCCTTAATGACGAAGATAGTTTTCTTACAACTATGGAAAAGATTTATACAGACCTAGAATCCACAGGCAATGGATACATGGAGGTTGGAAGAACTGTAACAGGTGAAATTGGCTATATTGGTCACATTCCATCAACAACAATGAGAGTAAGAAGAATTCGTGATGGATTTACTCAAATTGTTGCTGGACAGATTGTATACTTCAGAAATTTTGGTGCTACAAATCCAAATCCAATTACAGATGACCCAAGACCTAATGAGGTTATTCATTTCAAGGCATATTCACCTTTGAATACCTTCTATGGAGTTCCTGATATTCTTTCTGCATATCTTTCTCTCAAGGGAGATCAGTTGGCATCTCAGTTTAATATTGATTACTTTGAAAATAAGGCTGTTCCTCGTTATATTGTTGTGGTCAAGGGCGCTAGACTTGATCGTGAGTCAGAGGACAGACTCTTTAGATTCTTGCAGACAGGTCTTAAGGGACAGAATCATAGAACACTTTATGTTCCACTTCCAGCAGACTCTGAAGGAAATAAGATTGAGTTTGAGATGAAGCCAATTGAGGCTAATGTTCAAGAAGCCTCGTTTGAAAAGTATCACCAAAAGAATCGTGATGATATTCTTATGGCACATCAAGTTCCGCTATCTAAGTTGGGTGGTGTTGATACAGGCGGCTTGGCTGCTGCTTTGGCACAGGATCGCACATTTAAGGAGCAGGTAACTCGTCCAGCACAACGTTATGTAGAAAAGATGGTAAATAAGATTGTAAAGACAAAAACTGATCTTATTAACCTTAAGTTTAAGGAACTTACTCTAACAGACGAAGTTGCACAGTCTCAAATCTTTGAAAGATATGTCAAGACGCAAATTATGACACCAGATGAGGCTAGGGAGAAGTTGGGTATGCCCTCAAGACCAGATGGTGATGGAAATGCTCCGTTCTCTATGAGTCCAAGGCAGGCAACAGATGCTCGTGCCAATCTTGCACAGAACAGAGAGCGAGATTCAGAAAGGACCAACAATGCGTCTGATAGTGTCGCTACCACAAATGGAAGAAACCCTCAAGGTGAGGGAAGAAGGACACAGTAACAATTTGATAAAATTGTTGGTATAATATGAATAGTATGGATATTTGTAAGGCGCACTGGGTGTCTGATGGGAACAATCTCCGTCTTTCAATGCCAATAGCCAAAGTAGACAAAGAGCGAAGAATGGTTTCAGGATTCGCTACTCTTGATAATATTGATCGTCAGGGAGACATTGTTCCATCTGATGCTAGTGTTAAGGCTTTCGAAAAATTCCGTGGCAACATTAGAGAAATGCACGATGAGAAGAAGGCCGTAGGAAAACTCGTATCATTTAAGGAAGATTCTTTCTTTGATCAGGAATCAGGAAAGATCTACAAGGGTGTTTTTGTATCTGCTTATGTAAGCAAGGGCGCTCAGGATACATGGGAAAAGGTTCTTGATGGAACACTTACAGGCTTTTCAATCGGTGGCAGCGTAAAAGATTATGAAGATACATATGATGAAAAAATGGATAAGTCAATTAGAATTATTAAAGAATATGATCTTTTTGAACTATCACTAGTTGATAATCCTGCCAACCAATACGCAAATGTCATTAGCATTGAAAAGGGTCATACTGGAGGGTATCTTTCTAAGGCTCTCATTGAGAACGTATTTTGGTGCAGTGAGGACGATATCGTTCAACTATCTGCTGGTAGCACATCAGACTGCCCACGATGCGACAAGGGTATGAATAACATTGGTTTCGTAGAAACTAGTGACGCAGAAAAGGCAGAGGTAGTAAAGTCTCTTCTTTCTACTATTAAAAATGATGTAAAGGAGGTAAGCAAGATGAACGAAGAAACAATTGAGACAGCCTCCACAGAAGAAGCAGCAGAAACTGTTGTAGAAGAAACTGTAGAAAAGGCTGTTGAATCAGAAGTAGAAAAGTCTGATGTTGATGTTGAAAAGGCCGTAGTCGAAGAAGAAACAGTTCCTGAGGCTGGTACGGCAGATGAGACAGAAGCAGAATCCATGGACGAAGAGGACGACATGGAGGATAAGGCAATGAGTGCTGGCGGCAAGGGTTATGATGATGAACTCAAGCCAACAAAGGCTCTTGCCGATGAGATGAATTCTGCTTTCAACGCTCTTGCTGACACCATTAAGGCTCTTAATGAGAAGATTGAAGAACTCAACAAGACTGTTACAGGTGTTAAGCAGGAAGTTGATACAGTAAAGAATGAGTTTGGAAAGCGCGTAGATGCTGTGGAAAAGGATACCGCTTTCCGTAAGTCTGGCGATCTTGGCGAGGTCGTGCAGGAGCCAATTTTCGAAAAGGCTCAAAAATCACTATGGGGCGGTCGTTTCCTCACAAAGTCCGACCTATTTGCATAAAATACTAAAAGAAAAACGGAGGTGAAATACAATGTCTGAAGAAATTTTGAAGAACCAGCCCAGCGAGACAGGCGAATATGGCGATCCTAACCCAGGTCTATATCAGGGTCAGGGTGCATTCGCTGCTGGTGGAATTGGTACTGTAACAGACCCCGCCGCTGGCGTATTGGGAAACATCCCAACAGCCAACTACGGAGATACCACAGGCCCAAACGCCGTTAACCCAACAGGTGTTGCTTCAGGTCTACTCAATCCTGAGCAGGCTCGTCGCTTCATCGATTATGTTTGGGACGCAACAGTTCTCGCTAACGATGGTCGTCGTGTAACCATGCGTGCAAACACCATGGAAATCGAAAAGGTCAACGTTGGAGAGCGTGTTATTCGTGCAGCAGCCCAGGCTCTTGGTGAGTACACCAATGCTGGCGCTACCTTCACAAAGGTTGAACTTACAACCAAGAAGATTCGCCTTGACTGGGAAGTTTCAACAGAGGCATTGGAGGATAACATCGAAGGTGGTGCTCTTGAGGATCATCTCGTTCGTTTGATGACAAATGCTTTTGCAAACGATATCGAAGATTTGGCTATTAATGGCGATGGAGGTGCTGATCCATTCCTTGGAATCATGGACGGTTTCGTCAACCAGGTAACAACTGGTGGCGACGCTCATGAGGCAGTCGTTACTGTTACAGGTAACGAGTGGACTCCAGAGGTAATGCAGCAGATCATTTACGCTTTGCCACGCAAGTACCGCGCACTAAAGAGTGGCCTGAAGTTCTATGCAGGCACAGACACATTCGCAGGAATCGTTGCTAGCAACGGTACTCTTGCTGATGCTGTTTACACATTCGGCGCACGCGATACCTACCTTTCTGGTGCAGACCAGACCCTTGGTAATGCTCGCGTAACTCGCGTTCTCGGTATTCCAGTTCTAGAAGTTCCTTACTACCCTGCTGATTATGTCGATTTGACATTCCCACAGAACCGTGTATGGGGCTTCCAGCGCGATATCACAGTTAACCGTGAGTACAAGCCAAAGAAGGACACAATCGAATACACAGTATTCGTTCGCTTTGGTATCACTTGGGAAGAACTAGACGCAGTTGCTTACGCAGATGCTGGTGCAGATCCTTCCTGATAACTAAATAACCACATGTTTGTGGGGGGCTGGCCTTAAACCAGTCCCCCTCAAGCATATTCTGATATAATTACAATGAGGAAAGGTTAATAACTATGTCGGATTTTTCTACAATGACGGTCGCTCAACTTAAATCATATGCAGATGATAATGATATTGACTTGGGAGATGCAAAGAGAAAGTCAGAGATTCTTGGAATTATTAATGGATTTACTGTAAAGGTAGAAGAGCAGAAGATTATCGGATCAGATAAGATTGTTACAGAAAAGAGAATCCCAAAGTCTGCAACAAAGGCAGATGAAAATGGAATTATGACAACAGCAACTGCTGATAATTTTAAGGATAAGACTTTTTCAAAGTCTGAGCCAGATAATTCAAAGACAGCAATTCATTCAGAAAAGAACCTTCACTGGAATGGCGTTGGATCTTTAAAGAAGGGTTACAATATTGTTACAAAGGAGGTAGCCGAAAAGTGGCTTACTCGCAGGGGTATTCGTCAAGCAACTCCTGAAGAAGTAGCGTCATATTACGGTCTATAAAATGGATATATTACGTCAAACACCATTTCCATTGCAGGTTTCATATGATGGATTTGCAAATAACACAGACTATGCTCTAGAAATTTATGACGATCACACAAATTTGGTTGAATCATATGTCGTAACCTCTAATGGTTCTGGAGTAATTACTTACGATCTTGTTGGAGATTTTGAAAAGTTTGACGATACATACTCTCTTTATATTTATACCCTTGATCTTAATGATGAACCAGATGAAACAGTTCTCATTGACAATCTTTATATTTATAGGCCATACATAAATCCTCTTTCACTAGCAGATACCCCAGGAGAAGAAGAAGAGTATATTAATTTAGAAAAAACAGCGAGACAAATAATAGATACCCTGGTGGGTGGATTCTATTATCAAAGGGGAGAAGTAGAAACCGTTGGTTTGGGTGCAGACTATTTAGCATTACCAAGAAGAGCAAATAAAATAAACAGTGTATATGAAAATAACGTAAAGGTATATGACAGAATAGATCCAATTGACGGACAGTATACATATGTTATTTCTCCTGATAAGAGTGCAATGACTATCCAAGTAACTGGAACAGAGTCCTACAATCGTATGCAGGGTAAGTCTGTTCATCTACCAGTCGCAGCATCTGATTCCTTTATGCTTTATGGAGATGACTATGATGCCGTAACTGCCCTGACAGAAATCAGGGGGGCAGCAATGTTTCCAAAGGACTGGGACTACACTGTTTATGGAGAGTGGGGTTGGCCCGTAGTACCGCAGGATATTAGAGATGCAACAAAGATGCTTATCAATGATATCAAGTGCAATAATCTTTCATATGTAAACAAGTATATAACAGAATATCAAACTGATCAGTTCAGAATAAAGTATTCAGATCTTTCTCTGAAGGGAACTGGCAATCTAATTGTTGACAGAATTTTAGAAAATTATACAATTCCCATTTATAAAATAGGAGTGTTATAAATGCTATGCTGTCACGAGACACTGTTTTCAATGAAGATGGACATATATTATGCAACAGAGTCTCAGGACAGATTTGGTAAAGAGGTAAAGACTTGGGAGTTTGACAGATCTTTGCTTGGTTATGCAGAAATTCTTGGATCAGTAAGTAAGGATGGACTTAAGGCATCACAATTTTTTGAATATGAAGGAAAATTGATCGGTAGATCAAAGCAAGATCCCAGAGTATCTATTGAAGGAATAAACTATCCAATAACAAGCATAATTATTACTGATATTAGAGATGCTGGAACTGATACACAGTTTTATACAGAGTCATATGGCGAAAGAGCGGGAGAGTCAACTATCTTTGAAATAATGGCAGTTGAGCCATACGTTAATCCATGGAACCAAATTGAATACTATAAGATATTATTCAATAGATCTGATAAGCAGGTGATTGTCAGTGATTAAAACAAACTTCGACACACGAAACCTAAGCAAAATTTTAGGCAATACAGTAAAGTATTCAAATGGTTTTATTGATGGAATAAATATTTCTCAAACAAATTTTAATAAAGATTTAGGAAACTTTATCAAAGATGCTTTGAATAAATATATTGATGCAAAAGCCAGATCAAATCCAGAATCCTTTCATCACATATACGAATGGGAAATGACTGGTCAGCCAAATGGCAGACTATTTGATTTTTCAATTTCTTATACAAAAAATTTAATAAAGTTTACTGGTAAACTGCTTCCATCTAGAACCCCCTCCCCTAACTCTGGAGATGTTTTTAGGGATAAAGCAACAATTATGGAAGACTCGGTTACAATAACTATTGAACCAAAAGATGCAAATGTTTTGGTTTTCGAAAATGATGGGGAAACAATTTTTACATCGGCTTCAGTCACCATAGAAAATCCAGGAGGGGCAGAAGTTGGTGGTAGTTTTGAAAATGCAATACAAGATTTTTTCAATAATTATATTAGTGCTGGACTATTAAGGGGATCTGGAATTTTTGATAAACTTGGATATCCAAGAGAATACTTACAAAAATTTTCTCAAGGAACAAAATACGGTAAAAATCCAGGCATCGTTGCTGGTAAAGAATATCTAAACATAAGGGGAATTGGTATAGAATGAGTTTTGCTGACTTAGGAGTAGCACCACTTGCAGTAAATGGTTATTTGTGGGATACTATGAAGGCAATTGAACCTACTCTTCAAAATAAGTATAAAACAAAAGTTCCAATTTTTCCTCTTAGTGATCAGGCATCGGGAACAAAGTCTTGGGAAAACAAGACGTATATCATTTATGATAGAATGTTTAAACTTGGTGGTGGACCATTTTATCCAAAGAAGAAAGAGCAACTTCTTTATTATGTTAAAGGAAATGAAGAAGATACCTTTTTGTGGGGGGCAGCATTACAAACTATTTTAGATAGAATGGACGATGCTGGAAAAGATATTAATCAGTGGATTAGGGAAAATGGTGGAAACGATGCTTTTCCAGTATTCTTTCATTATTTGAGAATTTATCAAACAGATTCATCAATTTCATCATCCTCTGAAATGAAACGAGACTTCTCCTCTAGAGCATACTATATAACAGAATTTGTTATTGATATATGTTATCACTATACAAAGTCCCTTGAAGACTATTTATAAAAAGTCCTGTATAATAGGAAATGAGGAAACACCCCATAGTTAACACAAATAACTATGGAAGTAGAGGTGAAAAAGTATGGCATATACACGCGGAGATTCTAAGAACATTATTGTTGGCGCAGCCGCAATGTTCGTTTCAACAGGAGCAGAGTTTGATCCAGATACAGTAGTCTTCCCAGACTTTGTTGAGGACGATTCTTACCTTGACACTCTTACTGATTCAGTAGAGGGTCAGGCTCTCGTTCGTAACATTGGCTTCACAACCAATGGTCTTGAGTTGCAGTTCCAGCCAGATTTTGGTGAGGTGCAGGTAGACCAGTTGCTTGACGTTGCAAAGTTGTACAAGCAGGGTATGCAGGTTAACCTTGCTACAGCATTCGCAGAGGCAACTCTTGAGAACCTTCTTGTTGCAATCGCAGCACCATCAGGTGACTATGATGCAAGCGTCACATTGGACAGCCCAATGGACACAGGAACAATTTCTCAGGCTTCAACACTTGAACTAACATCAGGTGCTATTGGAGAATGTCCTGTAGAGCGTGGACTCGTTGCAGTAGGCCCAGGCACAGGTGACTGTGATCCTAACGCCTACATTGAGCGTATCTACGTTGCATACCGTGCGCTGTCAATTGACAACGTAACAGTATCAGCAAAGCGCGACGAGGCCTCAATGTTTGAGGTTTCATTCCGTTTGCTTCCTGCAAACAATGGCTCATATGGAAAGATTGTTGACCGCACAGTCAACAGCACTACCTGATAAAAAATAACTTAATAGTCGATTGCCCCTCTGGAAACAGGGGGGCTTTCGTCATGCTATAATTGTGTAACCAAAAAGAAAGGATAAATTATGGCAACGTCAGTTTATGAAACATCTGAAATTGAACTTTTGGATGGTACAAAGATTAAGATGCGACCACTGAAGATTTCTCTTCTTCGTGAATTTATGAAGAAGTTTGAGGGTATTGCAAAGGTTTCAGAAAGCAATGATAAGTCAATGGATATTCTTATTGATTGTGTTCAAATTGCTATGAAGCAGTATGCGCCAGATCTTTCTACAGATCGTGAAAGACTTGAGGACAATATTGATCTTCCAAGTGTATATAAGGTAGTAGAGGCAGCATCGGGAATCAAGTTTGATGACGAGGGAAACGCACAGGCGACGGGGATTCGTGGTCAGATCTAGATCTTGCTGATCTAGAGTCTAAAGCGTTCCTACTTGGAATCTGGAAAGATTTTTCAGAATTAGAAGATTCTGTTTCTATGCCAGAACTTGTTGCAATCCTCGTCGCTAAGTCAGAAAAAGATAATCAAGATAGAAAGTTTTTTGCTGCTCTCCAAGGGGTTGATCTTGATAAGAATTCTGGATCTAATTCTCAGAAAAAATGGGAAGATCTAAAAGCAAGAGCCTTTAGCAAGGGTTCTGTTACAGACTCTAATGATATAGTTTCACTCCAAGGGCAGACCGCAAAGCAAAAGGGTTTCGGCATAGGTAGAGGACTTGAATATTCAAATGCCAACACACTTAAAAACCCATTTGGTTAGTGTATAATTATATAGAGGTGCAGACCCTTGGCTGATAATGTAAATGCAAATATTAGAGTTGATTTAGACACCTCTGATGCGCTTGCGTCCCTAAGAAATCTTCAAAATCAAATATCTTTATTTAATAAATCTGTTATACAAAGCAATGCTACAGCCGTGGCAGCGCAAAAGAGTATGCTGTCTACGCTTTCTGCCCAAATTGATTCAACAAGACAATTTACCGCATCAATGGTAAATGTTGAAACTAGTGTTTCAAGACTTGGTAGGACAATTGATAAAAATAAACTATCTCTTGGTGAATATTTTAGATATGGTGTGGCCTCAAGTAAAAGTTTTGGCAGGGTGTTTGGAAGAGAACACACTGCAATTATGGAACTTGCAGCAGATAGAGTAAAAAGACTACAAACCCAGTACGTTGCTATGGGTCAAGCACAAAATGGTGTAATGAAGGCAATGGCTATTAGGCCAATGAACTTGTTCAATGCAGATGCCGCAGTAGCCATACAAAGACAACAAATTTTTAACAAACTTCTTCATGATGGAAGCACAAGCCTTATCAACTTTGGTAAAAATACTCAGTGGGCTGGCCGACAACTTATGGTCGGCTTTACTGTACCCTTGACAATTTTTGGAGGAATGGCTGGAAAAATTTTCATGGATCTGGAAAGGCAAATTGTAAACTTCCGTAGGGTTTATGGAGATGCTACTACACCTCTAGAAGAAACAAATGGAATGATTTTGCAAATTCAAGAACTTGCAAAAGAATTTACAAAATATGGTATTGCTGTAAGGGATACCATTGCTCTTGCTTCAGACGCTGCTGCCGCTGGCGCACAAGGAAAAGATCTTCTTGCTGCAACGGCTGAGGCAACCAGGTTGTCTACACTGGGCATGATTGATCAGCAACAAGCGCTTACAGCAACCATTGCTCTTCAGTCAGCATTTGGACTAAGTGCTGAAAAACTTGCTGAATCAGTAAACTTCTTGAACGCAGTAGAAAACCAAACGGTTGTGTCTCTTGCAGATATTACTGAGGCAATTCCTAAAGTTGCTCCAGTTATCAAGGGCTTGGGCGGAGATGTTGAAGACCTTGCAGTATTCATGGCAGCACTTAGAGAGGGTGGTGTAACGGCGGCAGAAGGAGCAAACGCACTAAAGTCTGGTTTAGCATCACTTATTAATCCAACAAAGAATGCAAGGGAGCAACTTGCAAAAGTAGGAATTAATATTGATGCAATACTAAAGACTAATAAGGGTGATATACAAGGAACAGTAAGAGCATTTGGGGATGCATTAATGACCCTTGGTAAATTTGAGCGTCAGCAAACATTGGCTAAAGTTTTTGGAAAATATCAGTTTGCTAGACTTGGTGCATTATTTGAAAATATTTCTAGAGATGCATCACAGGCACAAAGAGTAGTAGATCTTACAGGAATGAGTGTCGAAGAACTAGGAAATCTTGCAGAGAAAGAACTCGGTGCTATTGAAGAATCCATTGGGGTTAAGTTTACGGGTGCTGTAGAAAGACTTAAACTTGCAATTGCTCCAATAGGAGAAGCGTTTTTAAGAGTTGCTACGCCAATAATTGAATTTGCTACAAAGTTAGCAGAAAAATTTAATGAACTTGGTCCAAATGTTAAAAATTTTGTCGTTGTTCTTGCTGCTGGTCTAGGAGTTGTAGTTCCAACAATAATCATGCTTATAGGTTTGTTTGCTAACTTTGCAGGAAATGCTGTAAAGGGTTTGTCATTAATGAATAACTTCTTTAATAGATTAAAGGGGGGCGCTGGAACTCTTGATTATTTAAGTGGCGAACAACTTGATGCCGCTGCTGCTGCTGCTTCACTAGAGGGCCAAACATCATCCCTTACTGGGGCGCTTAACGTACAAAGAAACGCCGTAGACCAACTTGCTAAATCATATGGAAGATATATTACTGCTGCTCAAGCAGCCGCATCCAATTTACCTCAAGGATTTCGTGGACCAGCAAAAAGAATGGCATCTGGGGGATTAGTTAGTGGATCAGGAAACAAAGATACTGAGCCAGCCTTGTTAACACCTGGGGAATTTGTTATGAACCGTGGTGCCACAGAAAAATTTGGCCCAATTCTTGATGCAATGAATCGTGGAACAGTTAAGGGACTTCAAGAAGGAAGCAGATCTTCAAAGCAATCTGGTGCCGCATCTAGACAATTTAAGTCGGGTGCTTTTGTACTCAGAGGACTTGGAGCAAATATTGGGGCAGGCGGTGCTGGATCAGGAATTCTATCAGATATCCTTGGAGTTAGTGCTAGAAGCATTGCTGATGTAACATCGCTATTTGTTTCAGAAATTTCTCAATCTGCTGGAGTAACAGTAAGTGCAATAAACAAGGAAATTAAGGCTTGGCAACAGCAAAATAGATCATATCTTGAGCAATTAAATAGACAACTTGCAGATGCAATCATCAATAATGATGTAAAAGAGCAACAGAGATTGCTTGACGAAGCAAATTCAAAATTTGTTGCAGACATGAAGAGGTCTAGTGGACCACTTTCTAAATTTGCAACCGAAGCAGAAAGAAGATATCCAGAGTTAAGTGCTGATCTAGAAAATACTCAAAGAATTATTAGAAGCACTAAACTAAACTTGTCTGATGCAAATCAATCTGCACAGTTTTTTGAAGAAAATATGAAAAAAACTGCTCTTCTTTCAAAACTAGGAAAACCAGGAACATATCAACCACAAGCAAGAGTTGCATCTGGAGCATTGCCATTTTTTGGTTCAGGCATAGGAATGGGTATTCCAGCACAACTTATTGATCCTAGAGTTAGGGCAACAGCAGGAAGAGAAACTTCCATGGGCCTATCTGCTGCACAATCTGCTGCACTTTATAGAGCAGGAACATCTGCTGAGCATGTTATGAAAACTCCTCAACAAGTAGCAAAAGAGGCAAGAACGCTAGCCGTTGTTGCTTCAAAATCAGCAGGAGGCACAATAATAAAAGAAATGCAAAAGGCTTCTGTTCGTGCAGGAAGCGTAATTGGTCCTAGTGTCATGAGAGGTGCTAGTGCTGCATCACCCCCACCATGGTCAACACAACTTGGTATGTGGATTGGCGAAGGCATTCAGCAAGGAATGACAACAAGCCTAGCAGACGTTTCTGCAAGACTAAAGCAACAAATGACTGGTCCAAATAGAGGATTTTTGCTTCCTGCGGGACCATCATCTCCTTTCCCTCAGGGAAACATAAATGCTCCAATGAACAATATGTCAAATCAAACAAATCAGGCTGCTGGAGCAATGGCAAAAGTAAAGGTGGCAGCAGGAAATCTAGGAAGATCTTTGATGAAGGGTGGAGGCAAACTTAGTGGGGCAATGTTTGCCCTTGATGGCCTTGTGTTTGGCCTTTCTATGATGGATAATAGTATCGGTCAGTTTGCTCAAAATATTATGCCAGTGGTTTTCGGTTTACATGGACTAAAAATGGTTCTTCCCCTATTGGCTTCACCTGTTGGCCTTCTTGTGGGTGCTCTTGCTGCACTAACAGCAGTCGTTATTGTTGGTAGAAATAGAATTGAGGAAGCCCTTGATGAAGCAGTAAATCGTGGAAAAGAAGCAGCAACGTCAATGAAGGATGTTGCAAGTATTGGAAAAATATTTGGAAAGTCCTTAAGAACTTTAAATGTTCAAAAAATAGGTTTTCAAACAGCACAAAAAACAAGGGCACAAGAATATTTTGCAACAGAAGAAGGTGCCGCTCAAATATCTGCTCTTTCTGAACAAAGAGCAACAATGGGTAGGGAAAAGTTTACTTTATCAATGGCACAAGATATTGCAACAGCAGCAATAACACAGGGACTTTCTGGAAAACAAATTGATGCATATATAAGTGCTGTAGCAGAAAAATTAAACGATAAGCAACTTTACTACAATTTAAGGGGGGAATTGGTAGAACTTCTTGATCCAGAAAACAAAGAAGATATATTAAAGAATGGTCTATTAATTAAAGTAAAGGCTGAAACAGCAACAGAATTTTTGAAGGAATCAATGCAAATTCCAAAAACAACACTTGATCAATTAAGAGCAGATATTGGACAAATTTATCGTGAGGCTACACCTAAAGGTGTTATGGAAACAGCAGTTTCAGAAGCAGATAGGCTTGCTCAAGAAATTCAAAAATTAGAGCAGGAAAGAGTTGATTTAGCAAATGCAATAGCAGAAGAGGGTCCAGGCGGTCCAGCAGAAACAAGATGGAAAGAATTGACATATATTATTATTCCAGAATTAACAAGACAAATGAATTCTGCATCAAGAGAAATAAATTATAATAACGTTGAACTTGAAGATAGAGCAATGGCACTAGAAAATGCTACTAAGTGGGGAGCAATTTTTGGAGAAAAACTATCTTTGTCAAATCAATTTTTAGCGTATCAGAAACAACTACTTGATAGCGGAAAAATAAAACAAAAAGAATATAATAAGCAGATGGCAGAAGCAAATAAAGTAATTGCACAAAATACTGTGTCAATGAAGCAAGCAGCGAAATCTCTACAGGGACTTGAGGATGGCGGAGAAGCACTGGGTGCTTTTATGAAGCAATTAGGGGATCAAATATTCGCAGGTTTAGACGAAGAGTTACGAACAAAGATTTCTGATGCACTAGCATCTATTAAAGATGTTTCCGCGTCTATTGATCTACAAGTTGCATATGCTCAAGGAAGTATAACTACACAAGATTTAATAGATTTATCTTCTGTTGTTGATTCTTTTCCACCATTTGCAAGAACAGATTTAATTATTGCATACGGTAAAGGTTCGCTTACATCTGAAGAATTAGTCTATATAAAAGATAATGCAGATGCACTCGTTGGACTTGATGGAACACAAATTGATTTCTTAATTTCTGTTAGTGGTCTAGATAATATGATAGCCGCTATAAATCTTATGAAACAAGTTAATGCATTAGGACCAATTACTGATGCAAACTTTATGCAATATTCTGCATTGCAAAATCAATTGTCTGCCTTAGCAAAGGATATTCCACAGCCCACCATGGGAGACACAGGAGATGATGGCCCGAAGCCACCACCACCTCCCCCAGGCGGTGACGGAGAAAAGACAAAATCTTGGCTTGAACAACTTATAGCAGACACTGAAGCAACATTATCTTTATTGCCAGGAATGATTAATAAGATAAAGAGCAAATATCCTAATATTCCTGTACAAATTCTTGAGGCTATTGGAGTTGGAGAAGAGGGACAAAAAAGGGCGCAGGAAGTTCTTAACATGTCTGCTAATAAATTTAAAGAATTTATGGCAAAATACAGAGAAAGTTTAATCAGAACATCACAAAGTGCCTTGGGCATAAAAGTTGCTCAGAGGGAACAACAAGATTTGGCAAAAATGCAGTTGCAGCAAACCACAGTTGATGGAAGAAAAGTTGAAAAACAAGTTATTGAAGATATTCTTCAAGACGAAGGAGCAATTGCTGCAATTCTTTCTAATAATGTAAAAAAGATTAATGAATATGTCCGTGAATACAGAAAGTTGCAAGAAGAGCAAGATCCTGTAAAAGAAAAAATTGAAGAAATTACAAAAGAAAATGAAAAAATTATAAAAGCAATTGATAAGCAAATTAAAAAGCAGCAAGATGTTGTAAAGGTAATTCAAGATCAAATTGATGCTCTTGAAAAGAAGAACGAAGAGGATCAGTGGTCTATTCGTGGCAAAGAAAGAGAAAAAGAACTTATTGATAGGCAGATCGAATCTCTTGAGCGTGCCAACGAAATGGATCAAAGGCGTATAGATGTTCTTCAAAGACAAGATGAGTTGCGTAATAGAGAGGCAGATGCTTTAAATTATGAATTAGATGCAATGTCCTCTATTGAAGAAAAAATTAAAGAAACATATCAACAAAGAATAGACGCCCTTGATAAAGTAACTCAACTTAATGATCATATTCTTCAGCAGGAAAGACAGAGACTTGGACTTTCTCAAGCGCTATCTGAAGGAGATATTTATGCTGCTACTGCCGCTGCACAAGAAATGCGTCAAACACAAACTCAGTTTGCTCAGCAACAAGTCAGGGCTGGTCTTGAGCAAGGAATGGAAAATGCTATTGCTGGCCTTACAACCTCAGAAGGCCTCACAAGAGAGCAAGCAGAAGCAAGGATTAAAGTTATTAAAGATCAGTCATATCAAACATCTCTATTAATTAGAGATATTGAAGACAGAATTTTTGAACGCAATCAGCAAATAATTCCACTCAAGGATCAGCAGTACCAACTTGACCTACAAATAAGAGAAATTTCAGATAGAATATTTGAAAGAGAAGGTCAAATATATGATATTAGAACTAAGCAACTAGATCCAGCCCAACAAGTTCTTGATAAACTAAATGAACAAAGAAATAGGGTACAAGAAACAACTGATGAGGTTATTGACACTTATAAGGCAACAGCAGATTTAGCAGATGTGACTAAAGATGCCACTGGTCAAGCAGACAATTTGGCGGCAGCGTGGCACGATGTAGCAAAACAAATTGATGCTGCAAATAAATTAGCAAAAGAAGAAGCGGCACAACTTATTGCTCCTCAAAGAAAGAAGGGCGAAACTGAAGTTTCATATGCTGATAGAGTTGCTAGATATAATGCTTCTTTAGCAGGAATTAGGGAAAGAAGAGATCGTGCAGTTGCGGCAGCACTAGCATCTGGCAGAGCAAAAATGGGAACAGGAATGTATGGGGGAGGAATGGTCAAGAAATATGGTAGTGGCGGAATGATGAGAAAATATGCCTATGGTGGAAGCGTACTGGGTGTTGGTTCTAGGGACTCAATTCCCGCCATGCTTACTCCTGGAGAATTTGTAATTCGTAAGGCAATGGTGGATAAATATGGAAAGCCACTTATATCTGCACTCAACCAAGGATCTTTTGCAATGCCAACCTACAAAACATCAGAATCTACAGCAGGCAATGTCTCAGTTAAGTCAGAAAACAATACAAATGTTCTTGCTCCAATGTATAATAACTATAGCGTTAATGTTAGTGTAAGCAATGCTAATGCTTCCGCTGATGAAATTGCGAATAAGACAATTATGAAGATTAAGCAGATGCAGGATACAAGAGTTAGGGGCAGCCGTGGCTACTAGTGCGTATATGACGGGTAGAAGAGGCTATTTGGCTGGAGCCACGAGGCCACAGGCCATTCTGCTTTCAGACAATGCTGGAACACTTCAGAGTGGCAAGTATATACCAAATGGAACTGAGTGGGAAGACTTTATCATTCTTACTGACGGTAATCGTGGAGAAATTTCATTGTCTCAACAAAGAATAGAATCAAGACAAAGAATGATAAATGGAAATATGCGTTCCTACTGGATTGCAGACAAACTTAATCTATCAACATCTTGGACAAGAATTCCATCACGAGCATATTCTGAAAGCGTTGATTTTGATCCATCAAATGGATCAATTACAAACAATCCTGAGACTTATTCAATGTATACCGTCGATGGTGGTGCAGGAGGGGTGGACATTGTAAACTGGTATGAAGATCATCCTGGCCCATTCTATGTATTCTTGGCATATGATAAGTTTAGGGTTGACGGAGTAGAAAACTTTGATAGACTTGATGGATATAATCAGGTACTAAAGATGTATTTTGCATCATTTGACTATAATATTGAAAAAAGAGGCGGAACAACAATAGGAAACATGTGGTCTAACAATAAGACAACTGGATTTGATTTCTGGAATATCAGTATGTCTCTGGAAGAGGTATAATGTTTCAGTCCACCGAATTAGCAGATCATCTCAGAACATCTGACACAATTAAAACAGAAACTTCAATATATGCTGAATGGAACATGAATCGTCCAGGAAATATTGCAAGGCTGGGAAACTATAGATACCGACCAACATACACTGGATCTCAATACTTCTTAATTCCAATGAACTATGATCCAATTGACAGCGGATACTATTATACTGACGCTACTGATTCTGACATTGCAATAGATAGCGGATTTGATGACAACGATGATCCAACTTTGTTTATTTCAAAAAAAGAAAAAATGAAGTTGCTCTATTCACTAGAAGACTGCATCAAGCCACATAGACCAAGGTCTGGGATAAATAAGCCCCTTTACCTAGGAAACATTGGTGCGCCATATAGTCAAGCACAATATATTACAAATCCATCACCAATAAATTCAGTTACTGACGCACAAGAATTAAATCAAGGGTATATTGTTAATAGGCCAAGATACTACATGGGACATAGAGATGATATTTTTAAGTATTGGACTTCATATAGAACAGAATACGGTATGCCAACCCCAAGACCAGGGCAAGTTGATGCAGAGGTTCTTAGGCAGGTAGAAAGAGGAATATCATTTTCTCAAAACAATCAGTTTTATATTGAAGATGCTGCCCCATTTGTTGTATATAACGATCAAATTCCAACAAATAAAATAGTTGTAAAGATGCAAACAAATGTGGGAGATATTAACCTTGGAAATGTAAGGTATGGAAACGAATCTATTCCAGATCCCCTATACGGAACTGCAAATCAAACTACTCCAACAGAGTGGAGAATAGAAAAACTCAACGCTGATAGTTCTTGGGAAATCATAGCGGAATTTGATTCAACATCCCTTGATGAAGAAGACAATCCAATTATTGGTCCAGATGGATATATTGAGATATCATATGGCCTACAACTTCCAGATCAATATAAAGATGTATATGTGTTTGCTGATACCATTACAAGCGCTACCCTTCTTCCTGAAGTTGCCCCTGAAGGATATGCATACTTAGTTAAAGAATCAGAACACGATCTTGGAACAATGTGGATTTATTATGAAGATGATTGGGAGTCATTTGTTCCTGACTACTCTTGGCAACTTTCTAACGAGGAAATAAGTCATACTAGTAATTTTGTTACTCAGCCAGCAAACCCAGACTACTTTATCAATGTTAATGGAAATGTTCAATTTAGAGAATTTGAATTTATCAATGGCATAAGAATTGTTGTAAAGACAATGAACAAGGCAAACTGCACATTTGATCTTATTGAATTTTCTCCTAGGCTTATTGTTGATATTGGAAATATTGTTCAGGGATTCAATGTAACAAAGTCATTGTCTGATCTAGGAAATGGATCAATTCCAGTAGGAAGCCTTTCTGTATCAGTTGGACAACTTGACATATTTGATACAGATTTTTCTTTCAATCAAAACAATACTTTTGATCCAGAAACAAATACAGGAAGCATTTTAGCCCCATATTTAGATATGCCAGTTAAATTTCTTTTTTATGATATTGTAAGACAAGTAAATGGATATGACTACTTTATTCCAGTAAAGTCAATGTACAGCGAATCATTTCCACAATCAAGCGGTACAGGAGCGATTGTTAGCATACAGTTAAGGGACTTTTTCTTCTATCTAGAATCTACTCCAGCGCCACAACTTCTCCTTACTGATGTATCTCTGAGTTGGGCCATAACAGTTTTAATGGACTATATTGGGTTCTCAAATTATACATTTAAAAGAATTGCTGGATATCCAGAAATGACAATTCCCTACTTCTTTGTAGAGCCAGATCAAAACTGTGCAGAAGTTCTTCAAAAACTTGCAATAGCAAGCCAGTCTGCAATGTTTTTTGATGAATATAATAATCTTGTCGTAATGTCAAAAGAGTATCTGCTTCCAAGCAGTGCAGATGAAAGAGCAACGGATATGACACTTTATGGTCAAGTAGAAGATTCTTCTCTACCAAACATTGTAAATCTTTCATCAGATGAGAAAAAAGTATATAATGATGGTCAAATAAACTATACAACAAGATATATCCAAAGATCAATTGGGTCTACTCAAACCGCACAGAAACTAGACCAATATAAGCAATATATTTATAAGCCAGTACTGCTCTGGGAAGTTCCAGGAAGAGAAACATTAAAAACAATCAACGATCTTGTAGCACAAAATAGCGGGTATACATTGGGTGCAGTTCCGCTCAACACCAACCTTACTGCTGATTTACCATATGTAAGACTAAATACAATATACAACAACATTATTGATGTTGGAGAAAATATATTTTGGATTCCATCATGTTCTGGATATTTTTATGCCAACGGAGAAATTATTCGATATGATGCTATAGAATTTGCCATAACTGGTCAAGCAGAACCAATATGGATTACAAGCAATCAGCAATATCAAGATTACATGGCATCTCTCCCATTTAATGGCAAAATGTATGCTACTGGCAACGTCCGTATTTATACAAAGCCAGAATATGAAATAATTGATGACACAATAAATCTTAAAGACGGGGTAATTAAAGAACATGGGCGTGGACAATTTGGAACACCAGTAACACAACATATTGCTGGTCTAACTGATGATAACTATTGGACCAACTCAAACTATGTTGGCGGCTGTATTATGGATTCAGCAAAATATCTTTTTACAACTAACTCATATGTTGAATATCCAACAACTATGACGACTGGTATAGCAGGAAAAATTCAGGAAACTCCGTATGTTAATTCAGATATCTTTGCTCAATCATCAACACGAAATGGAATAATTAAGAACTTCCTTGCTGACAAATACTATGCAGAAGAAGAAATAAATTATCTAAAAACAACTGGTCCAGGAACAATACAGGCATCTGGTCTTGTATTCAATGGACCAGTGTTTGGAGATGTTTCTATACCAGAGCAGGGCGTTCCCTCACTTGGTCCATCATCATTTATCTCTTATGTATACAAAGATTTTGTTGATCAAAATGGGCAAAGCATTCCATATAAGCACTTTGGTACGAGAATGAGAGTTGTTGGAAGAATAGAGGGAGGAACTGAAAAATCACAAACTCCTAGTGGATCATACCCAATTTTCGAAGGATCTGCTGGAGAAAACCTCTACTCATCATCTGGTCCTTTAGTAGAAACTTCTTCAGATCAGCAGGTAAAAATATATGGGGGATCTGGGGGAATTGGTATTGGTGTAAATAAGCAAACAAACAACGGATACTTTTTTGAAATAGTCGCCTTGACAGCAGACAATGTTGAAAGTTATGTTTCAGATAATAATGCAAATGCAAATGTTGCAAAAATTCTTAGTTCTCCAGCACCGTCTTGTACGAATAATGTTGTTACTGTAAATACTGAAAGCCAAGTTAATTTTCAGGTAGGACAAAGAATAACAATTTCTGGTCTTGTCGATGCAAACGACCCACTAAATACAAGAACAAAACTTAATGGAGAGTATGTCATTACAGCAGTAAACACAAATAAAAAATCTTTTCAGTATACTATCGATGCTAGTCCAGCACTTACTACTACATCTAGCACAGGAGGAATTGCATCATCAATTGATCAAGAAGAAACAAATATTTCAAACATATATTTTTATAAAATAGTTTCTGATGGAAATGGAAATGCTATTCCATATAGACTTTGGAGAGGTTTAGCACAAATTAATGTTGATTCTGGAGAATTCTTAGGACAAAATAGATTAGCGGGTGAGTCTTCTACTACAGTATATGATCTTTCAGTTGAGTATTCTAATATTGGATCGTCTAGAAGGTTTTATCTTTATATGAATGGCAAGCAGATTGCCACGGTAGATGATACCAATCCTCTTCCAGAATTTAACAACATGGTTATTTTCACCAGAGGCTCTTCAAGATGCATATTTGAAAATGTCTATGCTCTTGCAAATAATTATTCTCAAAATACTTCGTTTACTGCCCAAAAAGGAATTTCCGCCGTGTTTGGTGATGGAGAAGTCGATGCAACAGAGGCTCTAAGAAAGTATGCTCTAAGCGGAATAATTCAAAAAACATATTTGTCTGGAATAAGTAGTGCTGAATCTCCACAATACTTAATGTATTTTGAAGAGTTTGGAACAATTCTAAGAGAATGTGCATACTTTAATATAAAATATGACAGAGCCTATCCTGCCCTATATGCAAAAATGATGAAGACGCTAAACAGAGTAAAAGGCTACAGCGTTTCTGGATTTTATGCAGGATCTTACGGAGCAGACTTCCTAGTATTTAACTGCACAGACTTTAATCTTAATCTAGACGACACATCTGGAAACTATTTGAGAATTCAAGGTGTTGCATTTACTCAAAATACAACGTATACTCTTACTGTAGATGAGTATTTCAAAAATAAATCCACTGTATCAGAAACTGAACTTGGAACTTCAAGTACAATAACTAATCCATTTAGAGTTATAGAAGAATACAATAGGATTAAGAATAGTAGAATTCGATATGGAGTAAATCAGTTTACCCCAATTGATAGTCCATATATTCAATCAACTGATGTTGCCGAAGGAATTTTTGGATGGGTTGTTGATAAGGTTTCAGTTCCCAAGAAGGTGGTTGGCCTAAATCTCTTTGGTACGAATAATATGCAAATCGGAGACATTGTAAATATTGACTACAAGGATCAACAAGGATTAGGAATTGACATTATTTCTCCACAAGACAAACGATTTGTTGTTTATAATATTGAATATAAGAAAAGTTTTCAAGGAATAGAAACTACAGCATATTTGGTGGAGGTATAAAATGGCAATTGATTTTGATACATTGTCTAGAATTATTCGTGAGACAGATGCTGCATATGCGGCAGGAAATGATGCACAGAAGCAGGCAGCAGTAGCACAGAGAGAGTCCGTGGTCAATCAGTGGGCTTCACAGGGGTATCAGAACGTTGCTTCTGCTCCCGCTCCTGCACCACCATCTAGCAGTGGTGGAGGATATTCTCCTCCTCCCGCACCATCCCCAGTGCCTAAAAGCCCTTGGGTTACCACATCATCATATGTGCCACCAAGCGGAGTAAAGCAGGCAGAGCCAGACATTATTTTAGATCCAGAAACAAATACAAGCGGGGACTATATTGCAGAAAGATTTTTTGAGGAAATTGGTGGCACAGAACTTATTAGTATTTCTAGACATGATCTTATAGATGGAATAAACGTAACATATAGCGCTATTGCAAATCTTTCTCAAATAAGAAGAAGGTTTAATCCAAACAATATTATTGCAATGGATATTTATTCAGATAACGAATTTTCCAAGTCTGCAATTGATCTTATTTCTAGAGGAATGAATGAGCCATATTTTGATGATAATGGAGATCTCATTGTTGAAGTTGATATAATAAGACCAGAGGAAAATATTGAGGCACAGATTTCTCAGCAGGGAACTATAACAAGGATAGAGATATGATTACAAATAGCGGAAAAGAGATAATTTCCAAGTACCTCCTTGGTCAGACACCATCATATGCAACACATGTTGCCATTGGTTGTGGTGCAACACCACTTGATGGAAATGATCCAGCACCTTCACCATCTACATTGGCAGCAAAAACCAAACTTGATTTTGAGATGGCTCGTGTTCCAATTACATCAAAGGGGTTTGTTGATGATAACGGCACAACTAAGGTATCTTTTACTGCTGAGTTGCCACAAGAAAATAGATATGATATTACAGAAATAGGACTTTGGTCTGCTGGTAATAATAGTCTTGCAAAAAACTTTGACAGCAGGGTGGCATTTAATTTTTCTGAACCGTGGCAGGCACATAATACAGCAATTTCTGAAATTACTACTCCAGCACCTCTAGGAAGCAGCGGGAATATTACAACTTCCCTAAAATATTTTAGAGCATCAAGTAATAATACAATTTTTGCAGATGCTGATAGAAAAGCACGACAAGAGGGACCAAGATTCCTTAACTCTAAGATATTTTTACGAGGAGATTCTTCTATAATTCAGGGTGCAACAGGGTCTTGGTCAGGAGATTCTCCAACATACTCTGTTACAAACAAGGTTGCTGCAACTGGAACTGCCACCCTTACTACCTCAACTGATCATTTACTTAATGTTGGAGATAGCATCATTGTTGATATTGCAGATGCAAATTTTGATGGAGTAAAGACTATTACTGCTAGGACAGACAACACTGTAAGTTTTGCTTCTGCCGCTACAGTAGGCTCCGCAGCAGCAAGCGGAACAATAGTAATGGAACTTTCTACCCATATTCACCTTAATGCAATTAACTTTGATATTTCTAGAAATTCACCATCAGACATTATTTCTGTAGCATTTAGCGTAATTAATAAGGATGCGCTAGCACCAGCGGTAGATCCAGATTATGTAAAGATTCTTATTGAGTTTTATAGAAACGAAATCTCAACAACATCTGGATATGCTAAGGCAGAGATTTATGTTGATGGAGTAGATCTTGTGGATAATAGATATCAGGTAGTGGAGATTCCCATCTCTGATTTGATTACTAGCGCAGACTTTAGTTCAACACAGGCGAGGGTATGTAGAATCTTTGCCTCTGTTGTTTACACTGACAGCGGAGAGCAAATGACCTCGCCAATACACTATGTTGATCTAGAGGGAATTAGAATTGAAAACGTAAGCACACAAAATCCTTTGTATGGTCTTGTAGGCTATTCAATAGTAAGAACAACTGATGGTCAGCCATTATATAAGTATCAGAATACAAACAACTATGTAGAGTTCAGGTTCAATTTGGATGTGGGATAATGCCAAAAATCATTATTCCTAGAGAAAATCTTCCAGAGATTGATATTTATACTCAAAAATATAATGTCAGGTATAGAATTGTTTCTGAAAACCAAAATAATATTTCATACTGGTCGCCCATTTTTGAGGTAGATCCAGAAATAATTTTTTGGAGAGGAACAATTGATTCTCCAGGCTATATGTATTTAGAAAAACTTGGATCTTCTTTTGTAACCATTACTTGGGATTCTGTATCAATATATAAAGAGGTAGATGAAGAACTTACAAATATAGGAGAACTTTCTGACTATGATCTGTGGATAAAGTGGGCGCAAAATGGTGGGGCAAATCCCAGTGACTGGATATACAAAGAAAGAATTTCTTCAACCTCTGTAAACATAAATATTCCCGCTACATACATTGACTCAACAGGAACATCAAGATCATCTATCAAATATATGTATGTAGAAATATACAGACCAGGAAGACCAATTTTAAGATATGAACAAACCTACGAGTTTCCACAAAACTCAACAACTGTTGATATAACAAATAATTGGATTGATTTTGGTCAAGGGCATGGGTCAGCAACTGGAACTCCAGGCTTATATACTTCTACTACCCCAATCGGTGGACTAACTAGTGGAAATACCTATTACACTAGAACAATAAACTACACAACAATAGCGCTATATCCAACAAAACAAGACTCGCTTGATGATACTAATAGAATTAATCTAACATCTACTGGATCTGGGGTTGGCTCATTTACTGGATTTCCATTTAGAATGTATGACTCAGTAATAACAACGCTCTGATATAATTAACAAGGAGAAAAAATGGCAAAAGTACCTTTACCAGATCGTGGGCAACCATTAGACGTTACCTACATCTATCAAATTGCTAACGCTGTCAACGATCTTGCAGATACAATTTCAACAGCAACATATAACTACACAACTGTTGACACTAGGACTGTGGGAAAGCAAGACGTAAAGAATAATAATGCAAAGTTCTATGCTGGATATAAGGATGTTGTAACAGAAGAAACTGTTTCAGCAAACACCACAAAAACTTGGGCAATTGATTTTGCATCAGACTTTAAGTACCCACCAATTGTAACTGCCAGTCCAGTAAATACTGGAACGAGCACGGTAGGAAATGACGTTACTGTTGCCATTACGTCTATCACAACAGCAAGAGTAGAGGGAATCGTTAGATTTAACTCCTCTGGATCTGTAAGCACATCTGTAAACATTATCGCCATTGGCATACCTGCATGATATAATTAACCGCTATGCTAGTGTGTAAAAGATGCAGCGGAAGAATATTTGTTGACAGCATGTACAATGCTGAAAATCATGTTGAAATATTTTGCATAAATTGTGGTTTTAGAAAGTTTTATCACAACTGGCAGCCAGATGATAGGGAGGCGTTATGGTTTCTAGCGGCAGAGAAGATCAGGGCAAAGAGATCAATCTCTCCGTTATAAAGCGACCCAGACGCAAGGTTTGGTTTTTAAATGGAGATCTTGTTCGTGTAGAGCATACTAGTCGTGCAGCAGGAATCGTAACCCTATATAATCTTACTCAGGATAGAAGAGAAACTACCACAGTAATAGATTTTAAAAAGAAAAGGAAGCGTGCTTTTACAGTTAAAGAAACAGCACAACTGCTGAACTGCCATAGAAAGCATATTCCAAGACTAGTAAAAAGAGGCATCATTCCAGATCCAGTGGGGGAACTTCCAAATGGAGAAAGAGCCTTTCACCACTTGTCATATTACTCAGAAGACGTTATAATGGAAGCACGCAAGGCTATGTCTCAAATACACCATGGCGCTGCTCGTAAGGATGGTCTTATTACTAATAACAAGACTCCTACTGAGCAGGAGTTGCGTTATGCAATGGGAGATGGTATCCTGTTGTATACGAAAACCGAAGACGGTAGATTCGTACCAATTTTCAACGAAACCATCTAGCGAAAGGATCGTACATGGAACCTACTAAGGTTCAGTGGTCCCTTGGATACACACTCAATACAGGTAATTTTCAGTCACTTAGGCTGGATTGTCAAGTAAATGATTTTGTGCGCGAGGGAGAATCAACTAAGGATGCATCAGATAGGATCTATGCATTTGTAGAGCAGCAACTAATTGAGAAGTTAAACGAGGCCAAGGAGGAACTGGCATGAAGAAGAATCACGCATATCTAGCATGGGGTGAGTCCCCCTTTGTAGTCTGCTCATGGGGAGAGACACCAGGCAAGGCTCTAAGGAAGTTGGGTCGCCTAATTGATCAGCAGGTTAAGGAAGACGAAAGTGTAATTGTGCTTAGCACAAATTGTCACTATGATGAGGATGGCGTTTTTAACGCAAACGCAACTCTGTCAAGGTTTTAGTCATGGCTGATCGCAAGGAAAGGTTTGCGATTCTAAGTAGATTTGAAAAGCATTACAAGATGAGCGGCCTGCCACCCACAATGATTAACAAGTACAATGAACAGTGGGCGGCAGACGCTCTGATTGAATCGTTTTCTCTAGACGAAATCTATGAGGCTATGGAATACTACTTTCAAATTAATCCACGCCCGTCGTGGAAGGGATTTGCAAACAATGTAGATCGTCTGCTACAATCCAAGGCAGATAAAGAAGAAGATATGAGGCTGCGTGCTGAGAGGCGTGCAATGGCAAAGGAGTGGTTGAGTGAGCAATCTAGAGGCTAAGACAATTTCTGCTGTACTGAATGATAAGCAGGTACACGTTCTTCTACAGGCAAACGTAGACACTCTTCTTAGGACACATGGAGATATCTGGGAGTTTGTTCGTGAATATTATGAACAGAATTCAACCGTTCCCCCAGTAGATCTTGTAACCAAAAAGTTCTCAGACTTTGATTATGACAACGATACTGGTGCAACAAAGTACCATCTTGAAGAGTTACGCTCAGACTATCTCAATGACAGTCTAAAAATGATTCTTAGGTCTGCTGCTACAAATATGCAAGAGGGTAGAACTGCGGAGGCATTGGATGGACTTATTGTAGAAACAGCAAATGTCAAGCGCATTACATCGTCAGTAAGAGATCTAGACGTATCAGATATTGATAGTGCTGTCGCTCACTTTGAGAATATCAGAAAGATGCAGGAGGCAGGAACACATGGAATCTACACAGGACTCGCAGGATTTGACAACTATCTACCTGCGGGAATTACGCCAGGTCAGTTGGGCGTCCTTCTGGCTTATCCTGCTATTGGTAAGTCTTGGATGGCTCTTTATCTCGCTGTTCAGGCTTGGAAGAATGGCAAGTCGCCGCTCATCGTATCACTGGAAATGACTGAGGCAGAGGTTCGTAATAGAATTTATGCAATCATTGGTCAGGGTATGTGGAGTCATAGAAAGTTGTCCTCTGGTCAAGTAGAAATTGACATGTTCAAGAAGTGGGCAGAGAAGACTTTTGATGGCAAGCCAAGCATTAATATTATCTCTAACGACGGAATTGGTGAGGTGTCTCCTAGTGTTCTCAGAGGAAAGATTGATCAGTATAAGCCTGATATTGTTTTCGTTGATTATCTTAATCTAATGACCAGCAATACTCGTACAGAAAGTGAAGTGGTTAAGATGAAGAATCTTAGTCGTGAACTTAAGTTGCTGGCTATTGGAGAGCAGATTCCTATTGTGGCTATCTCATCTGCCACCCCAGACGATGTTACGGACATGAATAGTGTGCCAACGCTTGGACAGACCTCTTGGTCACGACAGATTGCCTATGATGCTGACTGGCTGCTTGCACTAGGTCGTGCCCCAAACAGCGACGTTCTTGAGGCGGTATTTAGAAAGAACCGCAACGGATTCCTTGGAGAATTTATGGTTCAGGTAGATTTTGATAGTGGTCGTTTTATTTACAAAGATTTTGAGTAACTTGTTGCAAAAATACAAAGTAATGGTACAATGATATTATGACTACACATAATCTAGTTACACTAAGCAGCACAGAAGATACACTTCTTTCTCCAAACGGGGTACATTCTGGAGTAAATATTTCAATTCAGAATGTAAACGCATCTGGATACATCTATCTTGGCGGAGAGGGAGTAACAACGTCAGACTATGGATTTAGGCTTGCTGTAGGCAACGCTATTTCTTTTGAACTTGATGCACTTGATTCTATCTATGCAGTATCTCAAACTAACGGACTGTATGCTGCTGTTATTATTACAACTTTGGCTGAATTATAATGATTAGATTTGATAATCCACAGGCTGGCAATACGCTACTGCCCTCCACTTTTGGGGCATACTATGGAGCATTCTATAGTAGCGTGGATCAATCATTGGCAGCCAATACAGCGGGGGCAATGAAATTTGAAAACACTCAACTATCAAATGGTATTTCAATTACTAATAATGCTCTAGGATTTCCAACAAGAATTACATTTGATAATATAGGAATATATAATATTGCTTTTTCTGCACAGTTGCATAATACTGGTGGAGGAGGCTCTGGAACAATTGTAGATATTTGGTTAAAGCATAATGATCAGACAGAGCCAGATACAAATACTAGAACTACTGTAAATACAAATAGCCCATATATTGTTGCGGCTTGGAACTTTTTTGTAGAAGTAGATACTTTGCCACAGTGGTTTGAAATCTTCTGGCAGACAGAAAATGCTAATATTCGTCTAGAACAACTAGGGGCTAGTGGTAATATGCCAGCAACGCCATCTATTATTCTAACAGCAAATCAAGTTGGATAATACTGATATAATTTATGCATGAACAACTTCATACATAAATCAATCAAACGTTTTTATTTAGACGGACAGATTCATGATGATGCGTTCATACCTCGCTTGCGCGAAGAATACATAAAAATATTAGAAACACAAATGAAGTTACAGGGCTATGCCCCACGACTTGACATTGACCCAGATTTTACAATAGAATATACAGGAAAATACTACGAATTTAAATTATCAGTTTACGGTACTTTTGTAGGGAAAAGGAATGCAGAATGTCTAAGAGGAATCGACAAGAACAAACCAATATTTATACCCCAGAACAAGTTAGGCGAGTCGTCCTTGGATCAGGAATACAGATCGAATCAGAAGTAGACTCTGACTATATTGTATTCTGCCCATTTCACAATAACTATCGTACTCCAGCAGGAGAGGTTTCAAAAGAAAGAGGAACCTTCTTTTGTTTTTCCTGTCAAACCTCAAAGTCTCTTGTTGAATTCGTAATGTTTGTAACGAGAAAGTCATACTTTGAGAGCATCAGGCTCATTGAGTCTTTTGAAACAGAGTCAAATATCCTTGACATTATTGATAATACCCTAGTAAAAACTAATGACTTTAAGCCGTTTGATGAACTTCTTATTAGAAGGTTGCATCAGCAAGCGCTTGATTCCCCTAGGGCTATGCGGTACTTTGAGGGACGTAGGATATCGGAAAATTCAATTAAGACATATCTATTGGGATATTCAAATAATCAAGATATGGTAATTGTCCCAATGTATGATCCAAGCGGGAAAATCTGTGTTGGCTTTGTTGCAAGGTCTGTAGAGGGTAAAGAGTTCAAGAATACCCCAGGACTTCCAAAATCTAAGATTCTTTTTAATCTTAGTCGTGCAAAGCAATATAATTCTGTCTATGTTGTAGAATCATCCTTTGATGCAATTAGGCTCAATCAAAATGGTGTAGCCGCTGTTGCTACACTAGGAGCAAATGTATCAAGAAATCAGACCGACCTCTTGACAAAATACTTCAATGATGTTATAGTTGTCGGAGACAATGATGATGCTGGAAAAGAGATGCAGGGCAAGATCCTAGATCGCTTAGGCAATCGTGCTACACTTATCGGTATTCCAAGCAGATTCAAGGATATCGGAGATATGTCAGATTCTGATATCCAAGAGTTAGTAAAAAGAATAAAAGATCCACTATTAAACTACATTTAGGAGATATCATGGGAATTATGAAGGGACTAAAGGCCATGGAACAGGCCATTGACAAGCCCCGTGCAACAGATAACAGCGGAGGCATGAAGGTTCGCTGGGTTAAGATTGACGATGGTCAGTCAGCAAAGGTTCGTTTTGTAAATGAACTTGACTCTGATTCACCAAACTATAGCGAGGATCGTGACCTTGCTATCGTTGTTTCAGAGCATACAAATCCAAAGGATTACAAGCGTAAGGCTGTTTGTACAATGGATAGCGAGGGACGTTGCTACGGATGTGAGATGGCTCGCAAGGAAACAATGGAAGATCGCAAGCGCGGTGGATCGTGGCGACCACGACTGCGCTTCTACACCAACCTTTTGGTTGATGACGGCATTGAAGAGCCATACGTTGCAGTATGGTCACAGGGTGTAGGCAAGCAGTCTGCATTCAATAACATTCGTGAGTACGCCTTGGAGACTGGAAGCATCAGTAACCTTGCGTGGAAGTTGAAGCGTCAGGGCACAGGCACTGATACAACGTATGTTCTTCTTCCAAGTGCTCCCGATAAGGAGCCATTTGAGTGGAATGGTGTTGAGCCATTCAATCTTGAGAAGGTAGTTCGTGAACTGCCATATGCAGAGCAGGAGTCATTCTACCTTGGCTTTGATGGTCCAGTAGGTTCTACCACATCAAATATTGATTGGTAATTAGACTGGTGGGGGAGGGTACGCGATTCGTGTATGGTATTTCGTGTAATAACTTAGGATGGTTGTAGTTAGTCGGCTGAGTTACGGTTGAGATTCCTACAGAAGTCCCTCCCCCACCTTATTAGAAAGGATTATGTTGTATACCCCTCTTCATGTACATACACACTTTAGCCAGATGGACGGCGTAGCAACTCCAGAAGAGTATGTTGCACGAGCAGCAGAGGTTGGAATGTCTGCCATTGCAATTACAGATCATGGAACGCTATCAGGTCATCGCCCAATGTATCGTGCAGCAAAGTCTGCTGGCATTAAGCCAATTCTTGGAATTGAAGGCTACATCACAGCAGATAGGCACGACAAGAGAGATAAGTCAGAGAGAACTACTCCGCTTGACCTTGTTTATAATCATATTGTTATTCTTGCTAAGAACGATCAAGGCCTAGAGAATCTAGGAAAACTTAATGAGATTTCGTGGAATGAGGGGTATTACCGTAAGCCAAGAATAGACTTTGAGGTCTTGGATAAGTATGGCGACGGACTCATTATTACATCAGCCTGTATGTCTGGCCTTATTAACAAGGCTATTGAGGCTGGAGAATTTGCTGTAGCAAAGCAGCATCTGAAGTGGTTTGGGGACCGCTTTGGGGAAGACTTTTATGTTGAGGTAATGCCTCATAATCCTCCTGAAATTAATCAAGCACTAGTACAACTTGCTGATGCTGGAGGGTATAAGTTAGTGGTTACTCCAGACTGTCACCATGCAACTCTTGATCAGAAAGAGATTCAGGAGATGATGCTTATTCTTAATACTCATGCCAAACTTGAGAAGGATATCTCCTTTGAGAAGTCAAGGAAGCATGAGAATATGATGGAGAGACTGGACTATCTCTATGGTAAGGATAGAATGATGAGTTTCAATAAGTTTGACATTCATCTTCTTTCACCAGAAGAGATGGTAGAGGCGATGAATAATAACGGAGGGTTCCGCGATGATATGTTTTCTAATACGCTTGAGATTGCAGACAAGGTTGAGGATTATACAATTAGTCGCAATCTCAACCTGCTTCCTGTCGAATACCGCGACCCTGATTCAGAAATCAGGAAGGAATGCTTGGAGTTTCTTAGTGCAAATGGTCTAGAGTCAGAGGACTATATTGCTAGACTTGATGAAGAGTTAGGCGTAATCAAGGATAAGAACTTTGCGTCTTACTTTATTGTTGTAAGGAACATGCTCACTTGGGCAAAGAAGAATGGGATCATGGTAGGCCCAGGCCGTGGATCTAGCGCTGGCTCTCTAGTATGTTACGCCCTTGGAATCACAGACATTGATCCCATTAAGCATGGGCTTCTCTTCTTCCGATTTATCGATCCAGAGCGTGATGACTTCCCAGACGTTGATTCTGATATTCAGGACAGCCGTCGTGAAGAGGTAAAGGATTATCTAGAAAGGCAATATCGACATGTTGCATCAATCGCTACCTTCCTTCAGTTCAAGGATAAGGGGGTCGTCAGAGATGTTTCTCGTTGTCTCAACATTCCACTGTCTGATGTTAACCGTGCGCTTAAGGCAGTTGATACTTGGGAGGAATATATAACCTCAAAGAATACCTCATGGTTTAGGGAGAAGTATCCAGAAGTTGAGGTATATGGAGATAAGTTGCGCGGAAGAATTCGTGGAACAGGAATTCACGCAGCAGGAGTTGTTACTTCTAAGATTCCTATCTCTAAGGTTGCTCCAATGGAGACTCGCTCAGTTACAGGATCAGAGGGACGTATTCCTGTCGTTGCAGTAGACATGGAAGAGGCAGCAGATATTGGCCTGATTAAGATTGACGCACTTGGCCTTAAGACTCTAACAGTAATTAATGATTGTCTCTCTATTATTGAAGAGAGAACTGGAAAGCGACCAGATCTCCATAAGATTAATATGGAAGACAAGAACATCTATACAATGCTCTCAGATGGTCACACCAAGGGAGTATTCCAGTGTGAAGCAACTCCGTATACCAACCTTCTCGTAAAGATGGGTGTGCATAAGTTTGATGAACTAGTAGCCTCAAATGCTCTAGTACGCCCAGGCGCAATGAATACTATTGGTAAGGACTACATTGCTCGCAAGCAGGGAAAGCAGGGGATCGTCTATCCTAGCCCTATTATGAAGGAGTTTACAGAGGATACTTACGGTACAATTCTATATCAAGAGCAAGTTATGCTTGCTTGCGTGAAACTTGGTGGCATGACCATGGGTGAGGCTAACAAGGTTCGCAAGATTATTGGTAAGAAGAAGGATGCCCGTGAGTTTGACCAGTTCAAAGAGTTATTCGTTCGGAATGCTACTGGGCCGCTTGGCGGGTCGGCTGCTGAGAAGATGTGGCATGATTTTGAAGCCCACGCAGGGTACTCGTTCAATAAGTCTCATGCGGTCGCTTACTCAACTGTGTCGTACTGGACGGCATGGCTAAAGCATTATCATCCACTAGAGTTTATGTTTGCCCTTCTCAAGAATGAGAAGGATAAGGATGCTCGTACAGAATATATGATTGAGGCAAAGCGTATGGGCATACCTATGCGTCTGCCACACATCAATGATTCAGATATTGACTTCAAGATTGAGGGGAAGGGTATTCGCTTTGGGCTGGCTAGCATTAAGTTTATTTCTGATAAGATCGCTGAGCGATATATTGCTGCACGGCCCTTCAGAAGTTATAAGGATGTTCAAGAATTTACATTCACTAAGGGTAATGGAGTAAATTCTCGTGCCCTTGAATCAATGAACAAGGTAGGCGCTCTGACATTTCCAGACAACCCAGCGAATCAGGAAACTATTCGTGAGAATATGTACGAGTATTTAAATCTACCAGAGTTTAATTTGCAAATCCCCCAGCACTATCATGCTTACATTACTACTGCTGATGAGTTTGATGAAAAGGGAGCGTTTATTATGATGGGCGTTGTCCGTGGAATCAAGCGCGGTAAGGGATGGAGCAGAGTAGAACTACTAGACAGCACAGGAAGCGTAGGTATTTTTGATGATGAGGAAACATCCATCGAAGCAGGTCGCACTTATATTATTCTTGTTGGATCTAACAGAGTCGTGGAAGCGGTTCCTATTGATGAGATACGAGAAAGTAACAGCCCGTTGGTACGGTTCCTAAACTATAAGCAGTTGCCGTATGGACAGGATGAGTATTTTGTGCTATCCTTTAAGCCTCGCATTACTAAGGCTGGAAAGCGAATGGCAAGCCTTGTAGTTGCTGACAGCGGAAGGGAACTTATGAGCATGATTGTTTTTCCCTCAACCTTTGCAATGGCATATACCAGAATCGAAGAGGGCAATGCATACAAGATCAACTATAGTCTTTCAAAAGATGAAGATTTAGTATTTCAGGAGGTAGTAGCATGATTGATCTAGACGAACTTGCATTTGATCTACACGCAAATGCAGTTAACAAGGGCTTTTGGGAGCCTAACACAGAAGACAACCACATTGTCTTTTATCTCAAGCAACTTGCCATGGTGCATTCTGAGGTAAGTGAAGTGCTTGAGGCAATTCGTAAGGAGAAGGGACAAGACAAGGTTGTTGAGGAGTTTGCTGATATTCTTATTCGCGTTCTTGATCTTTATGCAGGCATGTTCCGTGATGGAGCGGTAACAGATTCACTACAGGCAGTTCTTCTTGCCAAGGCCCACACAAATACTCAACGACCAAAGATGCATGGGGTATTGGCGTGAGCAATGTCGAAGAGGTTCTTGCTAATCTTAATCCAAAGTTACGACAAAAGATTGGACTTGGCTCTGAGGTAGAACAGATTCAGTTTGCTAGTACACCTAGTTTTGGACTAAACCGTGCTCTTAATGGCGGTCTTCCCTATGGTCGTCAGGTATTGGTTTGGGGCAATAAGTCAAGTGGTAAGTCATCATTCCTCTTGCAAACAGTTGCAGAGGCTCAAAAGGAGGGCAAGGTATGTGCTTGGATCGATGCAGAAATGACGTTCTCCCCAGAGTGGGCGGCACAGTTAGGCGTAGACACAAGCAGCCTTATTGTTTCTACCGCCCGTACAGTCAACGATATGGTGGATGTTGGTACGGATCTTATGCAGGCGGGTGCTGACATTATTGTTGTAGATTCTATCTCAGCCTTGCTGCCAGCAATTTACTTTGAGAAGGACAGCACAGACCTGAAGCAACTAGAAAATACAAAGCAGATTGGTGCAGAGGCTAGAGATATGACCAATGCTGTCAAGATGCTCAACTATGCTAATAACCAAGACAAGCCAACACTACTTATTCTTATTAGTCAGGCTCGTAATAATATTGGAGCAATGTATGCAACTCAGCAGCCCACAGGCGGCATGGCAGTTAAGTTCTATTCGTCTACTATCATCAAGTTGTTCTCTTCTGAGTCTGACAATCAGGCTATCAAGGGGAAGATCTATGTTGGTGATAAGATCATTGAAGAGAAGGTTGGAAGAAAGGTTCGTTGGGAAGTTCAGTTTTCAAAGACGAGTCCAGCATTCCAGTCAGGGGAGTATGACTTTTATTTCCGTGGAGCCGATTTGGGAGTTGACTCAATCGCAGACCTTGTTGATACGGCAGAAATGCTTGGAATTATTGAACGAGGTGGCGCATGGTATACCTGTGAAGGAGAGAGATTCCAAGGAAGAGAGAAACTAGTTCTTGGGGTCAAGGAGAATCTTGATATGCAGGAATCACTTATTAAGAGGATAAAGAGTGTCTAGGTATTCTAAATACTCTGGAAAGTTTTTCTGTCAAAGTTGTAAGGACGTTGTTGCTGAAGCAAGGTTCTACTCAAGTTCATATGAACTTACATGGATGTGCAAGGACAAACATCTTTCTAAGGTAAATCTGTATGCGAGGGGATACTAGTGAGCGAGCGCGGCGAGGCCAAGAGAATCGGTGCAACTCAGCATAAAAACTCTGGAAGAGGAATGAAGAAGGGGGATGCAACATGGAAAAACTATGTTGTTGACTTCAAGGAATATTCAAAGAGTTTTAGTCTTAACCAAGATGTGTGGGCAAAGGCAGTCACCGATTGCATGAAGGTAGATAAGAGTAAATCTCCAGCAATTATTGTTGTTCTTGGAGAAGGAAATCACAAGGTTCGCCTTGCCGTGATAGAATTAGATGAACTAGAAAGGCTAACAGAAAATGACAACAACTCTTGAGTTGGTAAATGAGGTAGCAGAGTTTACTGATATCTCAGAAATAATGGAAGATGAAGAACTTACTAGCGCACTTGGACTTATTGTTAAGTTAATGATGAATCCAGATGTACCACCACAGAAGGCGGTAAATCTTATAGTGCAACTTGAAGCATATGCAGCAAAGTTTGCAATGCTTGCATCGTATTATACAAATGTAAAGAAGGACAACAGGGCAAAGAAAAACCTTTATTTCTCTGCCAAGGAAGCCACACAGCGTTTGTGTGACAGCATGAAGTATGCAGCCAAGGCAGGAGGATATTATGGCTAAGAACTTTTTGAAGCAGGTTATGAATAAGCAGCCAGAGGGACCAATAGATACTAAGGCGCTTATTGAAAAAATAGAAGCAGGATATCTCGTTGGAAGAGATCCAAAGTTTACACAGAAGAAATCTTTTAGCCCATCAACACTTGTATATGGAAATGGTGCATGTCCACGATACTGGTTCCTAGCATTTACTGGAGCAGAGTTTGAAGATAATGCAGATGCCTACGCTGTAGCAAATATGGCAAGCGGTACAGATGGTCATGCTCGTATTCAAAAGGCTATAACAGACGCAGGAATTATGGTGGAGGAAGAGAAGAAGATTATCTCATCTGATCCTCCTATCTTTGGCTTTGCAGATGCAATTGTGCAATGGGAAGAAGAGCAGCCAGTTGTAGAGATTAAGACTATGAAGGAAGAGTCGTTTGCATATCGTAAGCACGCTAAGCCACCTTCATACCATCTTATGCAGTTAATCATCTATATGAAGGTTCTTGGCAAGAAGTTGGGCATTCTTCTTTATGAGAATAAGAATACTCATGAACTTCACGCAATTACTGTTGAACCAACAGATGAGTATAAGGCTTGGGCAGACTACGCATTTGACTGGATGAAGACTGTGAGAAAGTCTTGGGAGGATGGAATTCTTCCTCACAAGCCATATAGGTCTAATTCCAAGGTATGTAAGTCGTGTCCAATACAAAAGGCATGTGCAAACGCAGATAAGGGAAGCGCTAAGTTAACTCCCTTGGAGTACCTTGAATGAAAACTTGCGAATGGTGCTCTCAGGAGTTCCAACCAAGAGTAAGTTATCAAATTTACTGTTCTCCTGAATGCAGAGATTCTGCAACTAAAGAAAAAATAGCAGAGCGCCATCAAATAAATAGAATTAAAAATCGTTCTAACAAAGAACGAAGATGTGCTGGTGGATGTGGAATTCTAATATCTGTTTATAACAATAATGGATTTTGTAACTCCTGCATGGTAAATAAAAGAAAAGTAGATAAGATGTTAAGAGAACTAAAAGGTCTTTTTGATTATGAACAAGAAAATTAAAACAGTAGGAAACAGTCTGCCACAATCATTTTGTGCAGTTGATGCAAGTACAAACAGCCTAGCCTTTGCGTTTTTTGTGGATGGGTCATTAGAAAAATATGGAAAAATAAGATTCTTTGGAAATGATATATACGAGAAACTTGGCGACACTTCACACAAAACAATGTCCTTTTTCAAAACACTGTCTACTGATAATATGATTATTGAAAAAACTATCTTTGCTAATAGCGCACAGGTAGCAGCAAACCTTGCACTTAGCCAAGGTGCTCTTATTGGCGGGGCAAAAATAGGTGGCGTTCGTAATGTCTATGGAGTAGCACCAATGTCGTGGCAATCATATGTAGGAACAAGATTGCTTACAACTGATGAGAAAAAGACTATACGAGATAGGAATCCAGGAAGATCTAATTCATGGTATAAGTCTCAGGAACGTGAACAGAGAAAGCAAAAAACCATTACTACTGTCAATGAAAAGTTTAATATAAAGTTATCAGATAATGATATTGCTGATGCGTGTGGTATTGGTATGTACGCTCTTGACAACTGGGAAAGGCTTATGGCATAATGAGAAACAGCGGGTTGCATTTGAGCGAGGCATTCTTAAAAAAAAGATATGTTCAGGAAAGAAAGTCTCCAGAAGATATTGCCAAAGAGTGTGGAGTCAGTGTACAATTGATCTATAGGCAACTAAAAAAGTTTGGATTAAAAAAATGAATGATATGGTAAATCATCCAAAGCATTATACAAGTGATCCAAGTGGCGTTGAATGTATTCAAATTGTTCGACATAGAAATTACAATATCGGAAACGCTATCAAGTACCTCTGGCGTGCTGGCCTTAAAAATGAAGACAAGCATATTGAAGATCTTAAGAAGGCAATCTTTTATATTCAAGATGAAATCAAAAGAATTGAGGGAGGGTACTAATGCCTCGTCGCAAAGCAATTGTTAGTCCAAATGCTCACCTTTATCATCGTGTTCCTTATTTCACTATGCCTGATGGTAGGATTATTGAAAAAGATGAGATTATCAAGATACAGGGTGAGCATGGTGGAAAGTTCAAGTTCCTTGAGCATGTAACACGAACTGATTCTGGAATTGATTGGATTGATTGTTTTGAGATCCGTGGTGGTGTTCTCTGTGGTTGGAGATCTTTTAGAGTGGAGAGAATCAAGCCTCTGCCAAAAACTAGAAGGAAGCGTAGGAAGAAGGTAGTGTAGCGTTGGCTCAGGACAACCTAAAAAGGTATGTTCAACCTTTACTATTCTCAGTAGAGAAGAATAGAAAGGAAAAGCCAGAACGACGCTCTGCCAAAGACAAGAAAAAAGTCCAAGAGATGCTTGGACAGATAAAAGAAAAAAATGGCTGCAATGATTGTGGTGGAAAATATCCATCATATATTCTTGACTTTGACCACGTTTATGGCAAGAAGGTTGCAAATATCGGACAAATGCTAAATTATTTTTCTATTGATGATATCTTAAAGGAAGTAGCAAAATGTGAGATTGTTTGTTCCAACTGCCATAGAGAAAGAACACATCAAAGAAAAAATAATAAATGATTATGTGATTTATGGCACATAAAAAAACATCGATTTTTATCCATAACTATGATATTCTGGATAAGTGTTGCCGCCGCAAGGAGGAAACAGATGATAACGAAACTGCTAGGAGGTGTGTTAATAGTGACGGTATTGATGAGTGGATCGTCTAACGCCATTGCTAACACTTCCACCGAACAGGTGTATGCTAAGTCTGCACCGATTGCGACGGAGGCTTTTATGAATAAGCCTGTCGTAAAAAATATACAGGCTTCATCAAAGCCAAAGGCCTGTAAAAACTGGCTCGTTAAGGAACTTAAGGAGGCAGGGTTTAAGGGCAAAGGACTGCGAATCGCATGGGCAATTGCTATGCGTGAGAGTGGAGGAAGGGCTAACGCGATTTCCTCTACTGGAGACTATGGAGTCTTTCAGTTCAATCGCGCTGCACATAGCGGTCAGCCTTGGTGGAATACCAAGAAGATGCTTGACCGTAATTACAACATCATGATTGCCTATCGCATTACGCAAGGAGGCAGGACGTTCTACCCTTGGGACATTGATGGACGAGGAAATCACAAGGGAGCGTATACATCATCTGGTGTATACAACAAGTATAAGTCGTGGTATAACAAGTATCCATGCAAGTAGTGTAGTGGCAGGGTAGGAAACCTATTTCAACAGGTGGCAACATTCCTACCCTGCTACTGCTATAATTGTTACCTCTAAAGGAGAATTATGGACAGCAAAGATATCGTATTGCATATCGAAGAGGTAAACAAGGTAGCAGCAGAATATATCAAGGGCAAGGATGCCTCTGCTATCTCTAAAGAACTTGACATTCCTCGTAATCGTGTTCTTAATCTTTTGAATGAATGGCGCGAGATGATTGCCAACAATGAGGCAGTCAGAATCAGAGCGCGAGAAGCCCTCGCTGGCGCTGACCAGCACTATAATCATCTTATTCGTCAAGCATATGAAGTAATTGAAGATGCGAACACCATGTCTAATCTCACTGCCAAGACCACTGCAATTAAACTGATCATGGATATTGAGGGTAAGCGAATTGACATGCTTCAAAAGGCTGGCCTTCTAGAGAATAAGGAACTCGCAGATCAACTCTTGGAAGCAGAAAGAAAGCAGGAAATTCTTATAAAGATTCTTAAAGAGGTGTCTGGAGAATGTCCAAGGTGCAGAAATGAAGTGGCAAGAAGACTTGCTCAGGCATCTGGACAAGAGGAAGTGATTACGGTTGAGCATACTTAATTTTGATGACTTTATTGGTGCATTAGACGATGATCCTTTTGAAGAATATCCAGTAGACATTAGAACGTTTGTTCATGATGAACACTATCTAGGTCAGCCAGAACTATCAGACATTCAGTATGATGTAGTTGAGGCTGGTAGCCAGATATATCGTCTTGATGATCTTAAAAGATTTATGAGTGATACAGATGCAAAAAGACATTATGAAAAATATACAAAGAACGAAGTAATTCTCCAGTGTGGAAAGGGTAGTGGAAAAGATTACGTTTCTACTGTTACTGTTGCCTACATTGTATATAAACTTCTTTGTCTCAAAGATCCAGCAAAATATTATGGAAAGCCATCTGGTGACGCAATCGATATTATCAATATTGCTATTAACGCTCAGCAGGCAAAGAATGTTTTCTTCAAGGGCTTTAAGTTGAAGATTGAAAGAAGCCCTTGGTTTGCAGGAAAGTATGATCCAAAGGTAGACAATATTGAATTTGATAAGTCAGTAACAGTCTATTCAGGACACTCAGAAAGAGAAAGCCATGAGGGTCTAAACCTAATCGCTGCCGTCCTTGACGAGATCTCTGGCTTTGCTCAGGAATCTGCAAGTGGTAATGAGAATGCCAAGACAGGTGACGCTATCTACAAAGCCTTTCGTGCATCAGTAGACTCTCGCTTCCCTGATTTTGGAAAGGTTCTGCTTCTATCATTCCCAAGATACCAAGGTGACTTTATTTCAAAGAGATATGAAGACGTTGTTCTTGAAAAAGAAACAGTGCTAAGGCAGCATAACTTTTTTATTAATCCAGAACTTGGGGACATTGATGGGAATCAATATTCTATTGAGTGGGAAGAGGATCATATTGTTTCCTATAGGGTTCCGAAGGTATATGCAATTAAAAGACCAACATGGGACGTAAATCCAACAAGAAGTATCACTGACTTTGAGCAACTATTCGTTGCTGATTATGCAGATGCGATTATGCGTTTTGCTTGTATGCCAACATTCTCTAGCGATGCATTCTTTAAGCAAAGAGATAAACTAGAGCGTGCAATGAGTTTAAGAAATCCGCTAGATAATTTTAGAAGACTTGACTCATCGTTTGTTCCACAAGAGGACAAGATATATTTTGTCCATGCAGACCTTGCACAGAAGCATGACAAGTGTGCTGTGTCAATAGCACATGTAGAAAAGTGGGTAGAAATAAAATCCTTTAATGACTATCAGCAGATTGTTCCGTTTGTAGTTGTTGATGCAGTCGCTTGGTGGGAGCCACGCAAGGAGGGTCCAGTTGATCTTTCTGAGGTAAAGAATTGGATTATTCATCTTAGAAGGAATGGGTTTAACCTTGGCCTTGTAACCTTTGACCGTTGGCAATCTTTTGATATTCAGCAAGAACTTAAGGCGGTAGGTATCAAAACAGATACCTTGTCTGTAGCAAAGAAGCACTATGAAGATCTTGCTATGCTTATTTATGAAGAAAGAGTTGCTATGCCACACATTGATCTACTCTTGGAAGAAATGAGCGAACTAAAAATTGTTTCTGATAAGAAGGTCGATCACCCAAGAAAAAAGTCAAAGGACTTGGCAGACGCGGTATGTGGAGCAGTGTATGATGCAATTAGCCATACTCCACGAAATACCAATCAAGAAATTAGTATCCATTCATGGAAATCTCTTAACAAAGAGAATATGAAAAAGGATGAAATAGCAAACCTTATTGAGCCTCCAAAGGCTTCAGAGGAAATAAAAGATTACCTAACAAACCTAGGAATGTTGTGAGGAAACTATGACATGGTTTTTAATTTGCTGCATTGCAGTTTTTATTCTATCTCTAGTAAGCAATGTATTGTTTTTGCTCAGCCCAATGAATAACCTAAAGGGTGGATCTATCCTTGGAATTATTGTGTTTACAGCATTGACAGTATGGGCTATATCTCTTATAATTAGTGGGTAGTGATTACGGCAGGTAGGCAAATTGGTTACGCCGCCAGTCTTATAAACTGGGATTACGATTGTGGGTTCAAGCCCCACCCTGCCGACAAGCATACCTTTTAATTGTAAAGGTGGTATAATTTTTTCTATGGACTTTAAAAAAATTATGTTTGAGCAAGATGAGGAAAAGGCAAAGCAGATTATTGCTGAAATAACTGAGACTGATCCTACAGATAATAGTGAAGACTATACAGTAGAAGACGAGTCTGAGATTGATTGGACAAACCTATAATGGCGAAACTATGTGCTGGTGGCGTAACACTAAGAGATCAAGTAAATAAGAGATGGCCCTCAAGAGATAAGGCCAGCGATGGTTGGATAGGCGATGCTGCTCACGCAGCACGAGAGGGATGGGGAACCAACGGCAAGGGGTCTTACCACAATCCAGATCCAAATGGAATTGTTCACGCTATTGACTTGGACGAAGACTTTTTTGGTAAGGGTAAGGGTCAGGCAGAGGCAAAGAAGTTTGCTGAAGAGTTGGCAACCTATTGTCGTCAGGGCAAGGATGGTGGACGCATTGCCCATATTGTCTATGAAGATCAAGTAGCCTCTGGCACAGCCAACAACTGGCATTTTCGTGGTAGTGGGTACGGGCATACCCACCATATTCATATTAGTTTTACAAATAAGGCTGATCGTGATGGAAGCCCATTTAAACTTCCAATTTTTGAAACTGGAGATAAGCCAAAGCCTCCAGCGCCAAAGCCAGAGCAGGCTCCAGCATATCCAGGCAGATCTAAACTTCAGTTTAAGCAGAAGAACGCTGATGTAAGAGATTTACAGAAGCAGTTAGTTAAGAAGGGTTTTGAAATCCCCGCTGGTGCAACAGGATATTACGGAGATCAAACCGTAAGCGCAGTAAAGAAGTTTTATAAGTCTATTGGAAAGATTAAGGATGGAAAGTCAGTCGATCCTCAAGGATGGAACGCTCTGTGGGGTGCTAAGTAATGCCATATGACATTAAGGAAAATTACATGGATTGCAACGGCTATGCTGTTGTCGGTCCAGATGGGTCAATCAAGGGCTGCCATATAAGCAGGGAAAAGGCACAGGCACAGCAAGCGGCCTTATATTCAGTAGAGGAAAAGGTTGCAAAGGCTTATTCAATGCTTGATCCATCAGAAAAGGCCTTCCACGATGCCCTTGCTTCTGTAGCAGCAAAGTATGGAAAGTTTAGCAATGAAACTCCTGTCTATGCAGGGTATGAGCCTGCTGTAGAAAATGAAAACATTCTTAAGGGAATCGTTTGCGGGAATTGCTCATTCTGGCAGGGCGATGGCGTTTGTCAAATTGTTGCAGGAGAAATTGAATACAACGGTTATTGCCGTCTTGCAGCAATTCCATCAGAACTTGTTAATGCTGATGCCCCAGAGGTTGAAGTAGAGGAGGAAGAAATGGATAAGCAATATAATGGCTGTGGCTGCCCTACATGCAAGGAGATGAATGTTGCTTGCAAAGACTGCCCAGTTTGTAATTCAGAAATGGGAAAGGCAGACGGAGTTCGTGTAGGACAAATGGTTTCTTGGAATTCTAGCGGCGGCAGAGCAGAAGGAAGAGTCAAGAGAATTATAAGAGAGGGATCATACAATGTCCCAAACTCTGATTTTACAATTACTGGCACTCCAGATAATCCAGCGGTAGTCATTGAAGTATATCGTGATGGAAAGCCAAGCGGAAGAATGGTTGGTCATAGAATGGATACTCTTTCTGCAAAGAAGAGCGTATGGCTTGGAATGTTTGATCCTAGAGTTGGGCTGATGAAGCGTGGCTGATACCTATACTCCAACTGCTGGCATGAAGGCTGCTGCTAGGCGTGCCCTCAAATGGAAGGAAGAGGGTAAGGCAACTGGAGCAGGAACTCCTGTAGGCTGGGGAAGGGCAACAGACATTGTTGCGGGTAGAGCATTGTCCCTTGATACAGTAAAGCGTATGTATTCATTCTTCTCTCGTCATGAGGTTGATAAGAAGGGTAAAGATTTCTACAACACATCAAATCCATCAAATGGTCGCATCATGTGGGACGCATGGGGTGGAGATGCAGGATTCTCTTGGTCAAGAAAGATTGTCCAAAGAGAGGATGCAAAGAAGTTGTGGAAAGGGTCAGCATTTGATGCAGATGTTGACAAAAGACAGCGCTCCTGATAAAATTTATATAAAGGAGTTGATGGGAATGATACCCTTCATCTTGTTTACATTTTCTCCATCATTTTCATATTTGTGGGGAGTAATGATAAACTTAATATATCTTGTAAGAACAGACAAAGTAGATAGAGCATTTGATACGATCATAAAAGACGTAGAAGAGCCAGAGGAAGATGAAGATATGGACGAGTTTATCAGCGTAGCGGTAATAGAGGATAGGGCGTATTGGGTAGTAGACAATACGTTTTATGTCGCAGAAATAGTAGACGGAGAAATTGATAAAACATCTTCTCGCCCTATCAATGCCTTTGAAATGTCTATAAAAGATATAAATAAAATGTTGTTCATATTGGATAATCTAGTAGAAGGATAGTAATGAATATCGTTGTTCAGGGAACTAAGGAGTTCTCAGACTATAATGTATTTTTGCGTGCCATGGGCGTTGCTCTTTCAGATATTTCAGATAAGGAGTTTAACGTCTACTCCGTTGGTCCCGCGCAGGTAAATTCTTTTACTGCTGAGTTTTGTAATCGGTCAGAGAATAGCCTAAAGCAGCGAGGGATCAAGACAAAGTTCTATCGTGTTCCATCCTCATACATTGAGGAGAATCTTGATAGTTTTGACTATTTTGCTTTTCTTTCAGCACCAAGTCAGAAGCCATCACGACTGGTTGCTTCAGCAGAACTTCATGGGATCGAAGTAGGAATCTTTAGGTACTAAGGATAATAATGATTAGTAATAGGGATAATGCCTATCTTAGTGTTGCACGCTATTGTGCAAAGAAGTCTTCCGCAAGAAAGATGCATGGCGCTATTGTTGTAAAGGGCGGAAGAGTATTGGGAACTGGATTTAACAGAAATAGGAATAATCCAAATATTGTTTCTCCAGAGCATATCAAGACAGAATGCTCGTATCATGCAGAAGAGTCTGCTATTCGTGATGCTGGAAACGATGTTCGTGGAGCAATCATTTATGTAGCAAGAGTAAATAGACATGGAGAAGATCGTGATAGTAAGCCATGTCCCAAGTGCTTGACTCTAATCAAGGAGTCTGGAATCAAAAGAGTAATCTACACAACAAGTTCAGGGAGAATTGATGTTCATCACTAGTTTGTCAGAGATGGAGCAGATTGTTGCTTCACGTTCAGACCTTCATTGGGAAGGCTGGGACGTAGTGCGTTACAAGAAGAACCCAAATGCACAGTTTGATGTGACTGGCGTTTTTAGAAATGGTTCTTGGCACAAGCGTTACGTTTTTCCAATCACTGAGGATGGATGGTCCATTCCACATAGCATTGGAAATCGTGATGCATAAATGGAAAGATAAAGCAAAGTGTCTTGGAATGGACACCAATATATTTTTTGATAAGTATGAAGAGGATCAAAAGATTGCAGCGAGCATAGATCTTTTATGTAGAGATTGCCCAGTAAATAGACAGTGTTTTGCCGTAGGTGTCTCCAACAAGGAATGGGGAGTCTGGGGTGGTGTTTATTTAAAAGAGGGAAACATCGACAAGGAGTTTAATGCTCATAAGACAAAGCAGTCATGGTTTGATACTTGGCAGTCCTTGACGATGGAGAAGAGATGATTTATACACCCAAGATGAAGGCTCTGGTTCATTCAGTTCCAGTACCTGCTGATTTTATAATGGACGTTGTAGAGTATGACATGTACCCGCCCTATATTGGCCTTAGATTTTATGAAAGCCACTGGAGACACATGTCTGATAGGGAGCGTCTTAAGTGTATCTCCTATCTACAAAAGGTTAAGGCTATTATTGAGTCCCATGGCGTGCCAGTAACACTTGATCCAGTGTATGACGTTCCTGGAGGACAAAAGTTAGGATGAGTATCTTTGTTTCTATAGTTTCATATCGTGATACAGAACTCTTGCCAACAATTAAAAGTATTTTACAAAATGCTGATGATCCAAGCGATCTTCATTTTGGCGTAGTGTCACAGGATCTAAAGAATAGTCATCCAGATCTTTCTTTTATCAAGCAACTCTCTTACCTTAAAATGGATTTTCGGGAGGCAAGGGGAGTTGGATATGCTAGAAAGATTGCTATGGAAATGTATGACAATCAATCTTTTTATTTTCAAATAGACTCTCATATGCGTGCTGCTCAAGGATGGGATACAAAACTAAAAAGCATGTACGATACATGCTCTTCTTTAGAAAAAAATGAAAAGATAATCCTGAGCCAATTTCCTGCACCATATGAAATTCATACAGACGGATCAATATTCTATCCAAAAAATCATTATGAACTTTGGGACATTCCAAGTTGGTCAAAGGTTCACAACAGAGATCACGGAGCATGGTCAGCAACAAGACAAATAATTAAAGACCTTTCTGTGCCACATATATCAGAAACAGTTCTGGCTGGATATCTTTTTGCCCCCAAGCCTTTCGTAAAAGAAATTCCATACGATGAAAGAATATCTTTTATGGGAGAAGAACTTTGTATAGCAATCAGAGCCTATACGAGAGGTTGGAAGATATATGCTCCAAATGAAATGCTTCTTTGGCATTTCTATAAAAGAAAGTTAAGCCCAAAGATTTGGAATCAAAATGATGATATTAAGAGGCCGCTGAAGTGGGTAGAAATGGAAATGGAGTCTAAGAAGGTACAGAAAAATATTCTGCTTGGTAATGAGACAGGGTTATATGGAATCGATAACCATGACAAGTATCTTGAGTACCAAGACTTTATTGGAATTAACTTTGCTGACTTTTATAAGAATGAGATAAACAAAAAGGTGAACAACTCGTTAAGAGTAGAAGAAATAATGTTTCCGTGACTATAATCATAGTCATTTTGTTTGACCAATGAACAAATTTCTGGTACGATATATGTATCACCCAAAAGGAGGAATTTACATGAAGGCACTTTCACGCCTATTTGCGAATCTTTTCACAAGCCCTGCCACAAGCAGCATAGAAAAGATGCACAGAGAATGGGATCGTCAGAGGGCAAAGGCAATGTCCCCAAGCGAACTTTCTGAAATTGATGCAATATTTGCCCGTCACATCTAATTGACAATCATCCACTCCATACGATATAATTTTGGAGTGGATGAGTCATATGATGAGGACTATCTATCATCATACTACGAAGGAGATTTAAGTGCTGGATGCCAGAGGAATACCAACTAGAGAGTGTCCCAGTTGTGCATCATGCCTGTTTACTGTTCAGGTAGTGTTTGATGATCAATACGAGATCGGCATGTACCTTCTTGATGCAGAGTGTGCGATGTGTCATACCAAGGTGACCGCTCCTACACCATTGGATTTGGTAGAACAATGACAGAGTTCTATGCAAAAATTGTGCCAACAGACAAGGGGATGTTTAGATTTCGTGCAACAATATGGAGATCAGAAAATAATATTGATAGCCCTTGGATGACTAGAGGATTTTTTACCATCAATGCAGCAAGAAGATGGTCAATTAGAAATATAACAAAACTAGTATTCTTTCATAATAAAATGCTATTTATAAAAGAACAGGACATAGTAAGGAGAAAGTGGAATGAGCAATGAAGAACTTCTACAGAAAGTTTTAAGCGCAACAATCGAAAGATTTGGAAAGCAGTCAATAGCACATGAAGCAGAGATTGCAAACCTTTCCTCTCAGATTTTTATTCTATCTTCTCAGATAGAAGAACTAAAGTCTGATAAGCCAGCAAAAAATAAAGAATAGTGATATAATCACATTATGTATAGATTTATGTTGAATGACATTAGCAAGCGTGATTATAATACTGCTGCTCGCCGTAGAATGGCTGAATCAGGTCAGGCTATGCCAGACGGATCATTTCCTATTGCCAATCGTGCAGACTTGCAGAATGCCATTCAGTCAGTTGGTCGTGCGAGCAACTATGAGGCTGCTCGTCGTCATATCATCTCCCGCGCCCGTGCGTTAGGAGCAGAGGATATGCTTCCAGAGGACTGGAAGAAGTCAGAGAAGTCAATGTTCTCTAATGTCCTATCACCAAGATGGTAAGCATTTTTGAAGATGATAGCGAATATGTTTGCGTATCACATAACATGCTAATTCCATGCCCAATGGGGGACAATCATCTTGTTTCTAATTGGCCCACTGATGTTGCAAAGGTTCTTGACACCATTGCAAATCACAAGTATAATAACGAGTAACTACTACAGTTAGGCAATCAATGCAAACCTTTGTTCCATTTGCAGACTTTGCTGAGTCTGCTTCTGTTCTTGACAGTAAGCGACTTAACAAGCAACTGCTTGAAGGTCGTCAAATTTATCAAATTATTTCTACCAATAAAGATCGTGGTGCGTGGGTAAATCATCCAGCAGTAAAAATGTGGCGCAACTGTGACGTTGCCCTATTTCAATATCTTGCTGCTGTCAAGAATGAGTGCGTTAATCGCGGTATCCAGACTGATAAAAACTGGTCTACTATTCTCTACATGCATCAGAACAATTGGTATCGTGGCGATAATCTTGTTATGCCTGCATGGTGGGGCGATGAGCGGGTACACCAGTCTCATCGCAACAATCTATATGTAAAAGATCCAGACTACTATGCACAGTTTTCACACGACAATCGTGTAACTTGTTGTGATAAGTGTAACTACTTCTGGCCTACCCATACGCTATACTATAACGCAGAATTTGGAGGATATGTAAATGTCGGATAAGCAACTTACAGAAGAGCAGGAGAGGGCACTACGAGATCTTGAAAGTGCTAGTCAAAATCTCAGGCGTGCAGCAGGAGGTAAGGTTGGAGAGTCTGCTGAGAAGGCCTATGGTCAAGCATATACACGATGCTATCAACTTGGTCTGAAGCAATATCCGCCTACTGTTTGTAGATCAACACGTTGACAAATGCCTGCCCCTAGGCTAAAATATAGGGGTACACGCGACTGTGGTGTAGAGGTAACACAAGTGCCTTCCAAGCATTTATCGCCAGTTCGATTCTGGTCAGTCGCTCGCTTGGGAAGTTGATGTTTTGTCATAATTAAATAACTCGCTGTAGTTCAGGGGACAGAACGCGAAACTTCTAATTTCGATGCCGCAGGTTCGAATCCTGCCAGCGAGACTGAGCGGGATAGTCCCCAAGGTGGGGAAGCGGTCTGTAAAACCGTCGCCTTCGGCATGGTTGGTTCGATTCCAACATCCCGCACCATTGACAACTACATAGTGATACCGATATAATATACCTATCGTTAAAAATTAGTGATAGGATAGATTATGGATACCATGACAGAAGAGAAGTCAGACACGCTCAACGCTCATGATCGATGTGATTCATGTGGCAGCCAAGCATTTGTTTGGGTTAATGGAGTAGCAGGAGATCTTCTTTTCTGCCGTCATCATTTTCTTAAGCATGAGGACAAGTTGCGAGAGTATGCTTTTGAAATTATTGATGAGACTTGGAAGATTAATGAGAAGAGTGAATCTTCCGCATAATAAATTTTAATAGGATAAAATATAGCAAGGCCAGAGAACAATCCCTGCGTAAGTAAATTGCTCTGGTTACGCCTCAATAACTCAGTTGGTAGAGTGTCATACTTGTAATATGAATGTCGGCGGTTCGATTCCGTCTTGAGGCTCCGCCATAAATGATATATGAGTGCCGCACGGCGAGGCTCTGATCAGGCTCATATATCGCTTGCCCCCATCGTCTAGAGGCCTAGGATAAAGGATTTTCACTCCTTCGGCACGGGTTCGAATCCCGTTGGGGGTACAAAGGATCATTAACTCAGTGGTAGAGTGTTTCGTTTACACCGAAAAGGTCGGAGGTTCGAATCCTTCATGATCCACTCCCCGTTGGTGTAACGGCAGCACAACTGACTCTGACTCAGTTAGTCGTAGTTCGAATCTATGGCGGGGAGCGCAAGACAATCTAAGGAGAAAAATGTATACAAGAATTATCCTAGGCAACGATATTTGGTTTGTTGTTGACGAGGCAGTAGAAGATATCGTTGCAAAGTTTAACGATAATTCTTCTGTCATTACTGCACGAGTTATTGACGGATATGACGTTTCAGTTATTAAGAGTAAGATTCTGTGTTTCGTTTCTGTTAGCATTACACAGGAACTAAATATTGAAGTGCCTGAAGAAGAGTAACAATGTTTCCCACATTCTTGTAGTGTGGGAACATAAGGCCAAGTGGTGGAACGGCAGACACGCTTGACTCAAAATCAAGTGCCCGAAAGGGCGTGAGGGTTCGAATCCCTCCTTGGCTACAAAGAATTGATAAGATCAATATACTTTTGTTTTAATTTAGCATGTGAAAAATTATCATATCCTATGGAGAAAGCATGTTCTTTCTGCTCATCGATATTTGATTTAGAAAAGTATTTATCTACTACTTCTGCAAGTTGTTCTGGATTAGCATTGTATAAACTAATGCCTATTCTTGTCATAAATGTTTTGACAAAATTGCTATCTACCAGCCAGTCTTTAGGTAAAACTAAATTGTTTGGAGATATGTCTGTCATAAATACTGGCAGTCCACTCATAAGAGCCTCATTCATGGGCAAGCAAAGGCCAGCATAGCGTCTAGGAAGGATCATTGCATCATAGTTGCTATAAAGATCCTCCTTATTCTTTTCATTGTTTGTTAATATTGAAAGTCTTTCATCTGTGCAAGAGATATCTAGATTACTCTGTGTTTTTATTACAAGTTCGTAATCTTTTTTAGAATACTTAAGCATCTCAATTACACTATTCGTTCCATTTCTATCGTAAATAGCGGCTTTTCCAGCAACATGCAAAAGTCTATTTGATCTATTAGAATTTATGTTTTTGTTTTGTTCAAAAAGTTTTTCGTCGGTGGGTGGGGGCAGATGAGTAACTAAGCATCTATCCTCAAACTTTTCTTTTACTTCATCAAATCTCCAAAGACTTGGTGCAAGCAAAACATCTGGTAATAATAACTTGCTATCTGAAAGATAGTCTAAGAACTCAAAGTTGTATTGCAGAATTGTCTTTATTCTCTTCTTTTTTGCAAGGGCAACAAAATGCTTGCTGTAAAAGGTTTCACAACTAATGACAACCTTTAAGCCATCAAAGAACTTTAATAGTGTTTTATTATCTGGAAAACCTTTGCTTACTACTATTGGCCTTCCCTCATACCACTCATAGTTTTGAATATTTTTATTATGAAATGTTGATGAGTCAATGATAAGAATTTTTTCTGGATCAAGCATCTTTACAAGTTCATGTGTCTGGTTTCCCAAACCAGTATTATCTGCCCTTACAACAATTCCAAGTTTCATTCTAGTCCATATCTATTTTTTAGGGTTTCTATTGAGTTTGTCTCCCAATATGAAAGCGGTAGTTGTGGATTATTAAATGGGTTTCTATATTCTCCCCACCCATCTCTTGTTCTTTCTCCGCCCCACTTATCTTTAAAGTAATCATGTACGGCATTGATATTTACTTGGCAACCATCTGTTGTAGCCCCACCATCTGCCTGACAGATTGCATCTATTGGAATGTTCCCATATTCATCTATTCCATAGATTCCACATCGATGATCCCAATCACAGTCTTCAAAATATCCTGGATAAAAATTTTCATCAAAATATCCAATAGAATCAACAAGTTTTTTATTAATTGCATTGCAATGCCAAGCATGGCTTGTTCTAAACATGAGTCCAGAATAGTCTTTTAGTTTTTGTAAAATGGGATCAAAGCCGTTTGGGAAATACATTGAACTTGAAACAACAAATGTCCAGTCGTGCCCTTGCCTTAGACCGATATTCCACGATCTAGGAACGCCGATATTCTCATCTTGATAAGATATTTCTATGCCAAGGCGCTCAAACTCTTTGCATTCTTTGCTGCCACTATTGTCTATAAGAAGAATGTTTTCATAGTTTTTAATTGAGTAGAGACAATTCCTAGTTCTTTCACTCGTCCTATAAACTGGAATGCATATTAGGTAGTCTAGTATCTCCATCCCCAAATCATTCCTCCACGTTCCCAACTTCCCATTGTTCTCACATGATGAGTTTCAGAAAGTTTTTGCACCATTGCTCCAAGCGAATCTCCAGCCCTAATATCAAATTCCATAGTAATGTAATTGCATTTGTTAATGGATTCTCTTGATGCCCCAAGAATAAGTTCTTTCTCGCTACCCTCAATATCTATTTTTAGAACGTCAACTTCTTCAATAGAAAAATGAGCAAGAAGGTCATCAAAACTAATAATCTTTATAGTAGAACCAGGCTTGTTGTCCTTAATCGTAGATCCCCCGCCAGAGTTATCGATAACGGCTACTCCATTAAAATTACTTACGCCATAGTCAATGACAAAAATTTTATCTTGCATTCCATTTAACTCTATGTTCTTTTTTAAAACCTCTAGATTATTTGGCTCTGGCTCAACAGCATATACCTGAGCACCCTTTGATGCACAGTAAACAGAGAAGCATCCAATGTTTGCTCCAATATCTAGAACAACTCCACCACGATTAAGATATTCATCTTCCATTCGATAAACATCTTCTTCCCAAATTTCTCGGATAACAACTGGATCTGTGTCCATGTCTTCTCTTACATAAAATTTGCAAGCACCATTTACTTCTTGAATAATCATAATCCTAATTCCTCTAATATAAACTGCCACCTATCTTTGTAGGTATAGTTTCCTTTTACCAATTCATGACCAGCAAGTCTTATCTCTTCCCTTTCCTCGTCATGATCTAAGTAATAATCTATTAATTCCTTCAACTGCTTAAAGTTCTTGTATTGATAAAAGACCAAATGCTCTTTATCAACAAATTCTTTTTCCATTCCAGAGATATATGGATGAATAATAAAACCACCGCGCCCAATAGTTTCATAAACTCTATCTGACCAATAATCAGAATAAGTAAAGTTTGGACAAAGTGTATCCCCAACAACTACCTTGGTGCTTGCATAAAGTTTATTTAAGTTTTTCCCCCTGACTGTTCCAAGACCATCGTTACCCCAATGCTCAAACTTTTTCCCATATGTCTTTTCAAGCCAGTCAATAAGTTGAGTACGGTATTTCCACTCTGGATGATATCTTTTGCTTCCAACAAAGATAACTTCATGGCTTAGACTTTTTGCGGGGGTGAAATAAGCCTCTTTATCATAAACTCCAGCGGGTACATAATGTCCCTTTACCGAAGTTTTTTTATTAAACCATTCTGCCATCTTTGCATCTACTGTAAAAAAATGACCTATTTCTTTATATACTGGATCAGAAGAAAGATCTCTTTGCCTTTTTAGACCAAACCATAGGTCTAGATGGTATGTCATCGTTGGAATACCATTTAATTTTAATTGTTTTAGTACAGTAGACATGGTTAGCCTACCCTTAGTCTTCCATCCATGAGTATGGACCCAGACAAAAAGGTCAGCCTTTTTTGCGGCAGCAAGAATTTCCTCACTCGTAGCCTCAGTTTCTTGTAACTTAGTAACCTTGTGTCCCATGGACTGTAAGGTTTTCACATGATGGCTTTCGGTGGTATAATCTACTCTGAAGTTTCCAAGAAAAACAATTTTTGCCATTTTTTTACCAATCTAAGTGCATAAATTATATCATGCACATTTTTGAAATAAGTAATGGTGTGTGGCGCAACGGCAGCGCAATCGGCTGTTAACCGATGGGTTGGAGGTTCGAATCCTCCCACACCAGCCATTGACAAAGGCGTACCATTTTTGGTACACTATTGACACGGAAACTGGCGCACTGAGTTACGGAGAATGTATGAAGCAGACAGCCGTCATATTTGATATGGACGGTACTCTTGCAGATGTGTCATCTATTAGGCATCACCTAAAGTTTTATGATGATACAAAGCGCAGAGTTATCAAGCACTTTGATAAGTTTCATGATGAGTCTGTCAATGTACCCCCGCACTCTCATGTAGTGAGTGCAGCGCAGGTAGCGCATATGCTAGGCCATGCTGTGCTTATCGTTACTGCACGCAAGCACATGTGGCGTCACCATACTGCATGGTGGCTTGCAATGCATAGCGTTCCTAGCGATGCGCTATTCATGCGGGGTAATGAGGATAATAGAAAAGATTATGAGGTAAAGAAAGACATACTTGACACAATTCGTCAAGCATATAATGTAATACATGCATGGGACGACAATCCTTCTATCATCAAACTATGGACAGAAGAGGGAATTCCATGTACAATTGTGGAGGGATGGGATCATGGCTAGAAAGAAAGAGAGCCATGTCCCAGACCCTACACCAGATAGGCAACTAGAGCACCCATCTGGATGGTGTATAACTGGACACCATGATGGATGCAAGTATCAATTTGATCATGGTAAGTGTGGATGTATTTGTCATAAGGAGAAGAAATGAGCAAGTCTAAGTATGGAAATAGTAATCTTTATATGACTACCCGCGAGTTTGCGGATCTAGTTATTGAGGTTCTACATGAGCAGAATTATTTTAAGAAGGATGATACTGCTCATCCAGGCGACATTTGTTTTGCTTTCTCTACTATTTCTGAGACTATTGGCGCAGCAATGTCTTGGGCTATTCAGCAGGAGGCAAAGGTGGTTACAGATAAGAAGAACGCTGGATATCTTTAATGCCAACCTATACATACATTTGTGCAATGTGCGGTCAATTTGATTGGATTCATCCAATGAATGAAGACTTGCTATATTGTCCTAAATGTGGAATACCTGACTTCAAGAAGGTATTTGGAAATGTAGGAATATCGTTTAAGGGTTCTGGATTTTATTCTACGGATAGTAAGGGCAAGTAATGCAAAAATATATCGATACCGCTCTTTGTTTTGACGATATCCTTCTTGTTCCACAGAGAAGTTCAGTTTCATCACGGCATTCAGTAGATACAAAAATGATTATTGGAAGTGGCAAGAGGGCTATCAGTCTTGATCTTCCCGTTGTTGCTGCACCTATGGATACCGTTTGTGATATTGAAATGTGCATTGCTATGGCTAACGCAGGAGGATTGGGAATCCTTCATAGATATATGACATATGAAGAGCAGGTAAAAAAGGCCAAGACGCTTGCTGATGCAGAGTTTGGATTTGGCGTTGCAATTGCATCTAACAATGGTTTTCTTGAGCAGGCTCAGGCACTTTATTACGCAGGAGTGAGAATGCTTCTTGTTGATACGGCAAATGGGCACGGCAAGTATGCCATCAATGCGGTCAAGGCCTTGAGAGATAAGTTTGACGATGTACATATTATGGCAGGGAATGTAGCAACTGCTGACGGATTTGCTCGTCTTGCAGAGGCAGGAGCAGACTCTGTTCGTGTTGGAATTGGCGGCGGTAGCGCATGTACTACTCGTATTGTAAGTGGTCATGGAGTTCCTACACTGGCATCTATTATGGACTGTGATGCATGGCTAGAAAACTTTGGCTCAAATGGAATCGATACTTGTTCAATCGTTGCTGATGGCGGAATTAGAAACTCAGGCGATATGGTCAAGGCATTTGCTGCTGGAGCACATGCAGTCATGATAGGATCTATGCTTGCTGGAACAGATGAGTCTCCTGGCACGGTCTTTATCAATGAGCAAGGCCAGCATGTTAAGGCCTTTCGTGGAATGGCTTCACGAGAGGCACAAAAGGATGCTACAGGCAATGTAAGCGTAGCGGAGGGAATTAGCACAACAATTCCCTACAAGGGATCTGTTAAAAACATTATTGATGAAATTCGTGGCGGCATAGGAAGTGGCTGCTCATACTCAGGAGTTTATAATCTATTTGAACTATCTTCTTTTGCAAAGTATGTCAAGGTAACTCACGCATCTCTCAATGAGTCTAAGCCTCACGCACAATAGGAGTTAATAATGAACGAGTGGAAGCCTCTTAGTCGCAAGGATCAGCCTAAGGTGAGCAATGTTGAGATGGACAGCATTACCTCTCAACTTATTCTTCCTTTTGATTATGAATCAGATGGGCTTGAAAGTTTTTATCCTTATGACATTCCTGCTGATCTACCAGATCAGTGGGGCATTGGCGTTATTGTAGGAGCAAGTGGCACTGGCAAGTCTACGCTGTTGCAAGAATTCGGTACATATGAAAAAGTACAGTGGAATCATAACATGTCTATTGCATCCCATTTTGGCAGCGCAGAAGAGGCGAGCGAATTGCTAGCAGCAGCAGGACTTATGAGTGTGCCAGAATGGATTAAGCCATATGATGTATTATCTACAGGTCAGAAATTTAGGGCTGACCTAGCGAGGAGTATTAAAAATAATGCTGTTATTGATGAGTTTACTTCTGTTGTTGATCGTAACGTTGCTAAGGCTGCTTCTACTGCACTATCACGATACGTCCGTAAAAACGGCGTTAGAAATATTGTGGTGGCTACTTGCCATAGGGACGTTCTTGAATTTCTGGAGCCTGATTGGGTCATAGATACTGATAAGGGTGCTTGGTCTATCTCTAAGGAGTGGCAAAGGCGACCTCAACTGGATCTCACAATTTATCCGTGCGACTACACCCTTTGGGGCTACTTCGCTCCATATCACTACCTCACAGGAAACATCAACAGATCAGCACATTGTTATGTTGGGATCTGGGAAGGACAATTAGTTGCGTTTAATTCATGTATCACAGCACCGAACGGTAATTACAAGAACGCTTATCGCGGTCACCGTCTTGTCGTGCATCCTGACTATCAGGGGTTTGGTTTTGGCCCAAAGATCAGCGAGGCGGTAGCACAACATTATGTGGACAATGGCAAGCGTTACTTTGCAAAGACTGCCCATCCTAGGCTCGGGGGGTACAGGGATAGCAGCCCTCTGTGGAAGCCTACTAGCAAGAATCATATGAAGCGTAAGGATGGTGCAGGAAATACGCGATGGGAAATCAATCCAGATAGATGGACATTTTCTCATGAGTATATTGGCACGGTATAATATGAGAGTCAATGTATTTCGACAACCATCCATGGAGCCATTCGTGGCTCACATGAGAATAATGTATGAGGAAAACATGAGAAAAGATACCGAACCATACTGGAGAGAAAGAATATCAAAAGAAATACTGTGGGCATGTGAGCACAGTATTGAGCCATGTATTGAATGTGAAGAACTGTCTTATTTTATTAAGAATGGATTGAGAAATGCCTCATGAGAAGTTTTGTAAATCATACTATCCAGATCTAATAAAGATTGAAGACTGCAACTGGTGTGACTCACTTAGTAAGTTACGGGTTGACATAGCAAATGACGTTGCGCTATACTTTAGTCGCCACCCACAATTTGCAAAAGTGCATACAGACTTTATTAATAAACTTATCCTAGGAGAATGAAATGTTGATTGATCTTGACACGGAGCAGTGGAAGTATATTCATGATGTAATGACAAAAAGCCTGAATAACAATACTGAAATATTGTCAATTGATGACAAGATAATGCACAACGAGATTGTTCGTCGTATTAAAAGTAGACTTAAGTAAGATTGGAAATAGAGCATGAATCCACAGCAGGAAGATATCGAGCGCAAGGAATGGGAGGCACACAAGATGGTCTGTCTCGCAAAGAACCAGTGTCCATATTCTGGACTAGACGGTCCTGAATGTAAGTCTTGGCTTTGTGATTGTTTTGAGTTTGAAGATATTTGGGGAGTGAGCCAAAAGTGAAGGGTCATGACGGACTGTGCCCAACACCAAATCCTACAATGTTTGATCGTAAGCATTGTGCATATTGCAATTTGATTGATACTGTTCGTGAGCATTATCGTGAGAAGGGCAAGGGCAGCAAGACATATGAAGAAGGCTATCATGATGGATGGTCTGCTGCTATTGACAAACTTAAAGAGTTGGCGTAAAATGGATGCCGTTGCGCTAGTAAGGCGTGATGACTTCTACGATATTCTTATCAATAATAAGAAGGTAGGGTCTGGCTTTTGGCGGTGGGTAGACACAGCCTATTATTTCTATCGTCTAGAAGGAATGGAAGTAAAAATCTATGAGTGATTACAACGAACTGCCTCTTTACCTTGATGAAACTGGAGAAAAGACTACTGTAGATATGTGGGTATATACAGAGCCAAATAAGTTCTTCATTATCAATGATGTTAATAATAATCCAGTTTGCTATCAAGGATGGTGGACGATTCCATTCATTCAATACAATCGTTACGCTACCGTACACATTGAAGCGTCTAAGGTAATGTATTTCGTAACGATAGACAATAAAAAGGTAGAAGATTATGATTAAAGTCCAGCCTAATAGGTCTAAGCGGGAATCTATTCAGCGTACCGAAAGTGGTACGGTTGTGCCAACACGGGAGAAGCAATGACTAATGTAAAATGTTGGAACTGTGGCAACGATTTTGAGCATGTAAGTTCGGCGCGAAAAACAGAGACACGCGGCCAATCTATGGACACTAGCCCCGCATGGTGGAATGGCAATATTGCTATTGACTTTTCCACTAATGAATGGGAATATGTCCTGAATGGCCTGAGTGCTCTGCTTGATAATGCCTATCTTTGGGGATGGGCAGACACAGAAGTAGAAACAGACATTCGTAATATCATTGATCGTATTGAGAAGAATATTGGTTTGGAATGACTTGGAACTATCGAATCGTGGCGGTACAGCATGATTGGGGTATTGAATATGGGATACATGAAGTCTATTATGATGAGAATGAGAAGCCTATTTTTTATACATCAAACCCCGTGCCCTGCGTGGGAGATACGTTACAAGAAGCATATGCCTCATTTGAAAAGATGCGTATGGCATTTGGTATGCCAACCCTGACAGAAAAAGATTTTCCATGACAGATCTATGGTGGGCGAGTTGGGTGCTCGCTGCCTTTGGTGTTGCCACCATGTTTTTTGCAGGGCAGAAGAAGTGGTGGGCATGGTGTATTGGACTCTTGACAGAAGCACTATGGATTTGGTATGCTGTTATCACTCAGCAATATGGATTTATCGTTGCAGCATTGGCGTATATGATGGTGTATTTCAGAAACACTCTCAAGTGGAAAAACGGTGGTATTCGATGAAGTGGTTGAGAAAGAAGAAAGACGTTCCTATTGGTTACCATATGATGAAAGTAGAACTTGCCAAAAGGGACATGTATATCAGTCAACTAAAGGAAGAGATTGACTATCTTAAACAACGAATTATAGAACTAGAATATCGTCCTGAATACTATGATTAAGGCGGGGGTAGAGAATGAATGAATTAGGATTCTACTATATAGAAGTACATGAAGCATGGTTTCATACACCTACTAGTAGTCTAATATTCCTAGATGAACTCTTCACCAGAAACGATGAAGAAATACATGCATTGGTGTTTGAACGTACAGGGGAAAACCCCTCAGAATGGCTGATAGAGCGTTTAAAATACCCTTTTGAAGACTGATTTTGAGTCAATGAATGTTACTGTGTTATTTGGTGTGGATGGGATTGGGTTAAAGTGGATGAAAATGGGTTATAGAACAGAAGAAATAATCTTCGTAATCATTTTTTTGCTGCAAATCGCTGCCCCCAAAACACATCAAAACATGCGGGAATTTCCCCAAAATGTTACACAACCGTTATCAAAACGTTATAAACCAATTAATTATTTTCAAAAACATGGGCGATTTTTGAGATGCGTTCGTAATACTTTTTTTAAATAAATTCGGACATGTTCCGGTCTGTCCCTATGTACTTCTATATAGCATAGATATCTATAGGACCAGAACAGGAGGGGGATATTTCTACCGCCGCAGACAATGCTACTTTAATTCTTCTCTCTTGGTCTGCCCAATTGCGGGTGGTATAAAGAGATCCCAATGCAACATTGTTACCACTACCTATAGAAGACTCTGCAAACTCGCATACCGACCAATCTTCTGATGATACTTCAAATAATCTACCATTGACTCCAATGAGCCAATCAGTTGAATTATCTTCTAAATGAGAAGCATTGCCAAATTCCTCAATAGCAGTTTTGAGTGACTTAACAAAGGTGGTTCGTAAAGTCTTTTCTATGTTCTTTCCTATAGGGGGTAGATCTATATAATGTGCTAATTCACCAATGCCAAGACTACCCGCGAATCCAATGAGATAATCCCCACACTGCTTGACTTTTGGGCGGGTAAGTGGTAAGAGAGTATTCCCATCTGATGCTGCTCTCTCTCCCCCTATATATACAATACCATCTCTGGCAATTCCTACAATACATGTCATGGTCGCATTATATCCTAACTCGGGCGATTTTTCAAGTCCTTCGTAATACTTTTTATTTTGCAGATTCGGGCGATTTTATACATTCTTCGTAATGCTTTTTTATTTTTATTAAAGTTCCGGCCCCTACCCGCAGGATGCGAGCAGGAACAGGATAAAGAGAAACAAAACACATCCACCAAGGAATGCAGTTAATGCATCTCCACTGTGATTACTCAAAGGTCATCACATCCTCTAGTGAGGAATATTCTCCATAGTGGTCTACCTCTACAACCTCACAGAATGATTGCCACGTTTGCTCTATGAATGAGCGTCCTGCATCTGTAAGTGTTACAGCACCATTGACCACAAGTACCGCCGCAGGGAAGCCAAGGTCGTTGTGTTCTATAAAGTCTGCATATTCTTCTGACCCTGAGTAGTCCATATAAAAGTCACTCAGTATCTCGCACTTCTTAGAAAAGGGTGTATTGTCCATCGCCAACTCCTGGTAGTTCGTCGTTATATGCCTTGATACTATTTGCCATTTCTACCAACTGATCGCGTACCCCCAAAGGAGACAGGTTGATAAGATGGAAGCCAAGCATATGCATGTCCATAGTAGTGTAACGCATATCTATAACCATGTCAAGCATCTTGATCGCTACTCTTTGCATCATACCTCCAAGCATACAGGATGGGGGGCAGCCTGTCAAGACTACCCCCCAACCAATTTATGTTAGCGAGACTTGACAGTCTGGCCCTTGCGAAGCGCGGTAAGCGAGATGTTGTCCACAAACTTACCATTACGACGGATAACGATACGATCCGACAGACCGTAGCGGGTATCCCACTGCTCCAGATAATTGTAGGTTGGAGCCTTCTTCTTGCTTGCCATTATTTCTCCTTAGTTAGATATATCTTCCTATTGGGAAGTCTTAGAATACCTGCTCAATTACAGGCTCGCCAAAATAGATAAACTCATCTGACGATGTATCCATGTCGTCCATAGTGCAGTATGCAGCCGTCACCTTATGCTCATCAGATGAACGCACCAGAAAAGCCACGGGAACCTTGACGAGATACAGATTATCCATGTTACACCTTCTCAATCATAGACAGCGGAGTTGTGATATTAGTATAGAACCTGCCATGACGATTGTCAAGATCAATGACAACTTTTGTGCGATTGATCTTTACTACCCGCCCTGTCGCACCATTGAGATACTTAGGATTAGTATTCACCATCTTGATACGATCACCAACCTGAAACTCCCAGATCTTGGGACGCATATCCTTCTTACGCAACTGAATAGTCTGCATCATTCCATCCAGATACTCATCGAATTCCCCTGACAGAACAGGGACGGCAAAGTCATTATGGTAGTCCATTAGATCTCCTCAATCTCAATCGAATCCTGAATCTCAGTACCAGTATGCACGATCTCCTCCATATCATACGCCTGATCGTGCCAAATGTCAAGAGCCTTTCGCTTGGAATCAGCCTCAATCACGACCTCATACCAATCTTCCTCGGTCCATGAAATAAGATACTTAGGCATTAGATCCTCCCCAGCACATTGCGGAAGCCAAGATCATAGACAAACATCTCAGTTTGGTTCCATGCAGACTCACCATAGAACAACTTAGACTTGCGAACACCATCAATGGTGTACGTCACACGGAAGAAGTCAGGGAAAGGATGACCCTGCTCAACCATAGCGTGCTTATTCTGCCCACGCCAATCTGTATCAATGAAGTCCTCAAACAAGACATACCACTTGGATACATCCTTGACAGACGGACGCTTAGACGGACGGTAGTGCGAGATGGAACTCATCATACTCCTTTAGTGTGTGGATAACGAAGTCTACACCAATCTCCCTCAGAATGTCAAGGTAGAGATCGAATTCATTTTGACCTTGGAGATCACGAATGCAGGTGGTAGTAGGTTCATCCCATACCTCCCAATAAGGCTCACCCCTGCCACAATCAATCTCGTAGATGTGTCTCATTGTAGTATCTCCACTTGGATTCTGAATAGTCAAAGTCAAATAGTTCTAGTTGTTCATCCATATTTATTCCTCTCGTTGGATCGTTGTTTACCACAGACTACCCCGCTTTTCAGGCACACCGACTGAGGGAGGGAGTGGTGGGGGTTGATTACTAAGTCTAGCAGTTACATCCGATAACATGTAGCGAATATCGGGGTCACCATTATCATCGATATCTGCTATCATACTAATGCACTTGGCAAGCATGTCTTGCTGACCAAGCAGATATGCCTCTTTGATTGCTTGGTCCAAGTCATCATCAGCACCAAGAATCTGCTCCATTGCCACCGCCGTAACCTTGGTAATAGCGGCATTAGCCTCGTGTGCTAAAACAACCTCATACTCTCCCAATTGCGGGGTATCGCTCAATGGACCACGAGCACCATAAACGTGCATTCACAGTTCTCCATTCACAACAGGGGAGGGCCAGATAGTAACGAGAGAGTTTAGCATCTGCCAACACTTCATGTCAAGGGCTTCCTCATGGCTACCCTCCTCGGGAATAGTCCAACCATAGCCAGTCTCGTCAGCAGCCTTGTCATCCCACAGGCTACCGTCAGGAAAATAGGCGGTAGGGTCAAACTCAACCCACCAACGATCCTTCTCAGAATCATATCCAACAACGTAGTGAAACTGCATTAGTAGTCCTCATCTTCCTCATCGTCATTACGCGGGGGGTTGTCCATGATCTGAAGCAGCCCACTATTCAGCAGGTACTCCAACTGCCCCATGCCATCAAGGATCTCATCAGACTCAAACTCATAGTCTGCTATGCCATTGCCACAGTCAATGTAACCAGAATAAATAGGCATTAGTCCTCCTCATCCAGTTCTACTCGGGGGTTGTCAACGATCTGAAGAATACCAGTATCCAGCAGGTAAGTCAACTGTCCCATGACATCCAACTCTTCCTCAGACTCAAACTCATAGGATGCCTCCTCAAGTCCGCAGTCAATAGTTCCAGAATAAAGATACATTATGCCTCCACCTCCGTTGCCTCAATGAGAATATTATCAAGGATGTGCTGAACAACCTCATTCTCGTCCATGTCGCCCATCTCGTCAAAGAATTCAGTATACATGGGCTTGCCCTCAAACTCAATATAGATATCCCAAGTCTTGTGCTCCATCATCCCTCCTGAAAATTGTGGTAGTAACGAGTCCACGGAAGTTGGGTATCATCCGTGTAGAAGTCAAGCGTGCCCTCCACGCCGTCAGACTTGCGCTTGACAATAGCCCACCCATAGGCGAAGCCAAGCACTTCATATTGCTCTAGCATCTGCTCTTTTGTCATATCCATAGGCCCATCCTAGTCTACGCTGCTCCCCATGTCAAGCCCTCGCGCTGCCAATCTGCGCCATGCTCAAGGAAGGCAGCCTCCAACTTCTGCATCCAACGGTAGGACTGAGACTCCTCCCATGCTCCCATGTGCTCACAAGACTGATAAGAATAGAAATGAACCATCTTGAGAGCCTGATCAAAGTCATAGGGATCATAGGTCGTGCCGTTCTTGGCGTTAGACCGTGGCTCTGTGTAATGATAGGCAGGAGCCTTCTGATACTCAGGACGATACCAACCATAGCGAGCACGCAGACTGCGGTAGTTCTCCTTACGCAACTCCCTACCAATACTAGTCTTATCACGCTTGGACAAGCCAAGGGTACTGATCCAATAGGAAAGACAATCAATCTCACTATTACTAACAGACCAAGCAGACACTAGTCCTCATCCTCCACAGTCCAATCAGCAGAAACCTCGTTCCAGTCAAAGTTCTCAGCATCGTAGGAATCACACTCAATGTTGTATGACAGATCAAAGTCATCATTGTCGAATCCAAGCGGCACATCAGCCTCAAACTCAACCTCAATAGTCATCGTGCCCTTGATACGCTTGGTCAGTTGGATATCAAGAAGACGAGCAACCTCTTCCATGTCCTCATCAATCTCACCATTCATAGAGTAGAGATCCATGATGTGACCCTTGACATTCTCAATCTTGCGCTGAAGGTAGACATAATCGGACTGCCACCGCTCATTAGACTTCTTGAGACTCTCAATCTGAATAAGCAGATCGTCACGGTCATTGGGCACGGGGGCAGAATGAAGATTACTAATCTTCTCAGTAAGCCCAGCAATAATCTCATCTGTCGTATTCATTACACTCCTTGGTAGTAGATGGTGCAATCCTATACGATGGGTATGACACTTGTCAAGGGGGTTTCGGTGATTTTTTGGGAGAGTTCTTAATCGTTCGTAAATGAGTTTTGGTTTTATCAAAGTGATTTCCGGCCGCCTGGGGAGCCAATTGTCAAGTGTGAGAGCAGTTTAGACTCATGCTCAGGAGTGTGATGCTTAGGCGAATGCGACCTGACGCACAGCCTTCAGCATCGCGTTCTTTGCAGCGTTAGTCGCAGCATCGAAACCACTAGCAGACGCAAGCACAGACTCAGCGTTGCCATTGCGAGGGCTGCGATACCAGTCAAGGCGCTCAGTGAGTGCGTTGTATGCACCCCACGCAGTGCCCTTGATGTTGACGCAAGTCTCACCGTTGTAGATGGTGTTGAGAGTGTCGATCTTGTTCTCCCACTTGGTCATGCTGCCCTTGGTGTCAGCCTCGGGCTTGGGGTAGACAGCAGTGATGATATCGAAGAACTGCTTGTCATTGATCTCCTGCGAGATCATCTCCTGAGCCTGCTTGTCAAACTCGTCAAGGTACTTGTGCGCAAGGCCAAGCGCCTCACGAGCAGCAGCAACCTTGCCAGTGACAGTCTGAGTGTGGCGAATCTTGTAAGACTGCTTGACACCAGACAGTGCAGCATTGAGCGTATTCTGGCAGACAACACGCACAGGGGTAACGCTAGCCTGAACAGCAAGCGAACCATCATGCGAGGTATGCACGAGAAGGTAGGTGTTCACCTTATCGGTAGCACCGTTAGGGTCAAGCACGATCTCACGATCAAGCGCGAGAGAACCGAACACGACCGTACCGCTCTTGATAGAACCAGCAGTCTCCCAACGACCACCGTCCAGCATGTTGTCAGCGAATGAGAACAGTTCCTCATTCTGCACAACCTTGTAACGCTCACCCACAACGCCAAGAACGTCAGCGCCGTTATCGAATGGGTTAGTGCGAACGACCGCGAAGTACGGACGATGCGTGCGACCTGGGAGGTCGATATCCTCAATGCGAACATCCCAATCGTTGAGATGTGCAGCAGCGAGCATCTCGCTCGTGGTGACCTCAGTGTCAAGGATGGTGCCAAGACCGTGCCACGCAGGTTCCCGCAGGGATGCGAAGGAAGCCATCTCGCCGTACTGCTCCAGCATGTGTGCCATTTGTGTTTTCCAATCTGTAGTAACTGATGGCATAAGCATACGCCTATTAGGATGAGTTGTCAAGGGGTATTTTCTAGGTTTTGGCGAAATTCTGGGTGTGGTCTTAATCACATCGTAAAGGCTTGACAAATGGAGATTTTTGCGACCGGCCTGGAAGAGTCCCCCTAGGGAGCAATGGTGGGTGGGGGTATGCTCAACCTAGGGGGACAGCGATTCTGATGGGATTCGAACCCACGACCTCCACCGTGACAGGGTGGCGAGCACTCCGCTGCTCTACAGAACCAGTGTGCAGCAGTTTTACATCATGCTCAGGATGTTCGGGGGATATCCCCAAATAAAGTTGCTAGGTATTCCCTGAGGACTCCTAGCAGTTAGTGTTACGGACTGGTATTGCAACCAATGAGTATGCATCCTCTTAGTTTTTCCGCTTACGCACCCTGTCAAGGAATCGAACCCTGCAAGACAAGTTTTGGAGGCTCGTCTGTACCCAGTACCCAAGGCGTGGGGAATGCTTATTCGGCTTCACATTCCAATACCACCTGACGGATACACTGTGTACCCTGCTAGTTATAACATTCACGAACAGGTGGGGGGAAGCGAGTCGATGCTGGCTAGTTCCGACTCCCACGGAACTCTAGCACTAATGGTCCAACGAACCATCGCGGGTCGCATATCCCCAAGCCACTATTTAGTTATCTTGTGATTGTATCACATTACTTGACGGTTGTCCACCGCATACCGTTGGCAGTAGCCAGACGGACACGGATGGAACCTGACGGATTCTGAACGATCTCCTCAATCGTTCCCTCCACACCACTCTTCTGAGTAGTGAACTGCGAGCCAACAGTCAGAGTTGCCATTTTGCTTCCTTTCGTTTGTTTGTTTGTTTTACTTGCCAACGATGACAAGAGTCTGGGGGGTAGCCTGAGTCTGGTTGGTTGCACCAATGAACGTACCCTCAGGAGTACGCACAACAGCCTTGATGACTGCACCCTGCTGAGTGTTCCACTTCTCAGTGCGAACGATGACCTTGGACATTTACGAACCCACTTTCGTTGTTGTTGTTATGATGGATATTCTAGTCGATGGTGGGGGTACTTGTCAAGACTTTCCCCCCACCGTTATCAAACTGTTACCAAGAGGCACGGTAGATGAAGTCAACCCAAGTATCAGGGCCAACAGATGCGAGAACCTTGTCCAACTGACGGACAGTATTCTGCAAGTCCTCCATGTACCACTCATCATAGTCATACGAGCCAAAGAAGAATCCAGGCTGAGTAGGCAGAGCAGTAGAAGCCATGGCAGGCTGTTCGATGATTGACTTGCACAGATCGCGCAACTCCATCAACTTGTCATGCGAGACATAGATGGACTGACACTCATCGCGTCCACCATCCAGATCGCAGAACCACTTATGCACGGCATTGGCCTTGCGCCAATACGCAACGCAAATGTCAACATAGGCGTGAGGCGAACCCTCGCAACGATCAACATTCATGTATTCACGAATCGCGTCATACATGGCACGCTCATCCTTACCGTCATCGACGGTCTTCCATTCCCAACCACCGACATACTCACGACGGTACAGGTACATATCAAGTCCCATTTGGAACCCACCTTTCCTTGTTTGTTAGTAGAACCCTATCACAGATCAGATGTGCTGTCAAGGATTATGCGAAACTTTTTTGAGAATTCTGCCTCAATGTGACGACGGTAGCCTTCCTCATCGACCAACACGAAGCGGTAGTCAAGGGTGTCCCCATCCTCAATCTCTACAATTCTGTAGACAGCACCCTGCACAGTAATTTGATCCCCCACCTCAAGAGAGTACGCTTCCATCAGATCAGTAGTCATTCTGGTTCTCCTTCTTCCAATTGATCTTCTCACGCTTGCGAATGATCTTAGCAGACTCGCGGGGGTAGCAGCAAGTGCATCCCTTGTGTCCATTCCTCGCAATGTTCCTGTTTGATCTCAACATGGTATGACCCTATCACATGATAACACAGGCTGTCAAGGACTCAGGCCAAAAAAATGCTGTTTCTTAAATCACTTCTTAAAGTCTTGACAGATGGTAACTTGTGTGCCGGATTTCTCTTTCAGCATCTTCCATAGACAATAATAGCAGCAGCCAAAAGGAATAATCCGCCAAAGAATCCTAGGATATTGCTGTTCACTCTATCCCCAATTCCTTTTCGATACGATCAGCAATGTAGATTAGGTCAAAGTCATAGTCGTCCATTACGTTACCCCTGATATTTGCGAGGCATAGATCACGAATGGTCAGCAATACATCATGATTCCAATTCATTTGATAGTAGTAGCCACCGAATTCATTTTCTTTACGCATGGCTAGATATCTCTCCCTTGTGCCCTCGCTTGTTCGACTAATGACCATAGTTCTTGCATGATGTATAGTTCTTCATCATCAATGATCCATTCATCATCACGCACGATCTTCTCCACATTCGGGGCAGGGAGGATATTCCATGTTGTCCATTTGATGTGCGATGAGCATTCCTCGCCAATCATCATCAAGCATGATCACCCCGCACCTCCGCTAATGCGTCATCAAATGACGTTGAGCAATCTTGACAATCATTGTCTACCCACCATTCAGGATAGTTGCATGTAGGGCAGATCATGATGCGCTACCCCGCTTCACAATCCAGATGAGAGCCTGCGTTGTGCGAGGCGTGAGGCCATGCTCACTAGCGATATTCCGCACGGCATCGGCAAGCATATTGTAGTCAGACTTATTGACACCCTTGGACGCATCCATGCCTGCCGCACGAATCATCCAAACGTCAATGACAACCGCGTCAGGGTCACCCGCAATAGCGCGAGCGAATGCATTAGTCTTCTGACCATTGAGAGCATCGAA